TGTATGAAATAACCTACCCATGTGATCACAAAAACGATACACCCCACTAAATGTGATCACAAATTATTCCGCTGCTATAGTGTTGCAATATTGTCACACCTGGAGTTAAGGTCCTGGGAGTGTGACATATTTACCACAGCATCACCGTAATTAGGAACGCCTGGAACATAACAAGAACAAACAGAGAACCTTTGAGCATCGGACTTTTTATGTAGTAACATAAGCAAAACGACCTACAAGCTCTCAGCGAGCTTTATTTCGCTTCTAAGCAAAAACACCCATAAAAAGCTTTATATTGTGCAATTAATACAACTTTTTGCATTATTGCTATTTACATATGATTAAAACTGAAATAATGTCTCTATAATAATTAATCATTAAGGGCTTTAGCTATGACAACAACATCAAAACCATATTACGTTTTATTCGTTTACGATACTGATTTAAATCTATGGATAGATGAACATTCTGATTACACTAAAAAAGATTTATTAACTGAAATAGATTTTTCATATTACGATACTAAAAAGAAACATATCAAAATTATCAAAACTACTGATGATCAAAACGCAATCAAAACAGCATATAGAAACTTAAATAAGGAGATATAAAAATGGCAAATGAAACATTAAGAAACGGCGCAACCATACTAAAACGTAAAAAAGGTATGTCTAATTATTTAGATGTTATTCTTGCAATAACTGATAATAATGAATTCGTTACATGGATACAAAACCTAAATGATAAAGCTTTAGGTCATGACGGTACTTTTCACGGCGGATACTTTGGGCAAGATTTGCAAAGCGCTTTAAACGATTTTAACGATAGAGGTTAATAAAATAATGAAATACAATATTACAAAACTAAACAATGGTAACTATGCGGTTGGATCATCAAAAACATATTACCCAAGTACTGAAACGCCAGATAAAAATGAAGCTTTAAAAAGCGCCTATCTAAAATCTATGTTTTGGTATCATGATAAACTTGAACAAACCTATAATGAAGCGGTTGAAAAAGGTTTACTTGAAGAGGATGCTATGAACGACTATTTATGTTAATTGTAATTGTATCATCTTTATACGGTGATACTTTTAGAATTAATTTAACTAAGAGAGAGAAACATAAAATGAATAATAACATTAAATCAATTTGGAAACTTGCCACACCAAAAGAAGTTTATAATGGTGTTAAATGGTATAGTGACGCACAATACCAAGCAAAAGAAATATCTATGAAATACGATATAAAATTATCAACTGTTGTTGGTGTAATATCTGCGCTTAGTCCGAATAATAAATGGGATAGAAATATACAAAACGCTGATGCATTGATTAAAGCTTACCTTGACGGTGAACATATTGAGAGCGTTAAAGTTTCAACATATCACACGATGAAAGCAAAAGCGTGGTCAATACTTGATGATATGCTTTCAAGTAATGAAGACATTTTGACACGATTAAACGGTCAAAAGATTAAAAGCTTTTATGAATGCATAATGGGTTTTGATGCATGTTGTATTGATGGTCATGCTTTAAATATCTGGCGTGGGGAAAGATTTGGCCTAACATCAGACAAAACTAATATAGGTAAAAAACTATATGCAGAAATACAAAATGATTACGTTAACACGGCTAATGAATTAGGTTTAAAAGCTTATGAATTGCAAGCTATTACGTGGGTAGCTTGGCGTCGAATTCATGAAATAGCATAATATGAATACTACTATCATAATAGCAATTATATTTATTGCGCTAATAATAACTATTGAGAGAGAGAAATAAAATGAAAACTAAAATGAGATATAGTAAACAACGAAATGAGTTACAGTTTTATGATAAAAGTATAGCCATAAAAGCTTTTAAAAATGGCTACGATGTATACGCCACAAAAGGTTTAAGTACTAGTTTAGATGTTGATGATTTTAAACTTACTAGCATTGATGCTATTATTGATGTGGAAAAAGCTTTGTTTGTTATACCAATATGTCTTAATGATTTATCCGATTTTGGTTTATTAAATATGGAGGCGTTATAATGGATTGGAAAACATATATTACTGATTTAGATATTCCTAACGATTGGAAAAATACTAGCTATCATCATGACGAGTTGCCAAGCTATCAAGTAAACGGTTTGCATATTTGGATTGATAGCCACGACCCAAAAGTAAGGACGGCAAACGCTAACAATATTATAGGATTAGATCAAGGTTTCATGCCTAGATTTACAGTTCAAACCGCTAACAGCTATAACGGTTGTGATGATGATCACACATGGATTTTTGAGACTGATAGTTTTGATAAGTTACTTGAATTTGTAGATAGCAAAAAACAATGGGCAATACTTAAAGACGGTATTTGGATTACTGATCCATATTACGATGAGACGGGCAGGTTTTTTGTCGATCCTATTGAGTATTATGGATTAACTAAAAAAGATTTAAATGAATATGGTTTAATAAATGAGGAGAACTTAAAATGAATGTATTATCATTATTTGACGGTATGTCTTGCGGTCAATTAGCATTAGACAAGCTTGGCATAAAACCCACAAACTATTTCGCTAGTGAGATAGATAAATTCGCTATCCAAGTGGCTAAGAAAAACTTTCCTAATACTATTCATTTAGGAGATGTAACCCAAGTTGCAAACAAGCGGTGATCATTTACTTGATGAATTTGAGTGTGGACATAAGATCGATTTACTTATCGGTGGCTCACCTTGTCAGGGATTTTCGTATTCTGGAAAAAGACTTAATTTTGATGATCCTAGGTCAAAGCTATTTTTTGAATATGTTAGGCTATTGAAAGAGCTTAAGCCCAAATACTTTTTACTTGAGAATGTGCGAATGGCAAAAGCTAGTCAGGATATTATTAGCGAATACTTAGGTGTAGAACCGATTGTAATTAATAGTAATCTTGTAAGCGCTCAGAATAGACATAGACTGTATTGGACAAACATTCCTAATGTGACGCAACCAAAAGACAAAGGAATAGTTTTGAGAGACGTTCTAGAAGATTATGACGCTATCGGAGATGAACATTTTCATTCAGATAAAGCCATTCAATATATGGAGCGTGGCAATAAAAAGTGGATGCAAGCAGGTTCTAGACGTGCTGACAGATACACACAAAGCCCAGATAAACAGAAAGCTTTTACACTTACGGCAAACTTTCATAAAGGCGTACCATACAATTACTTTGATGATACAAGAGCTACATCTAATGCGACTACAGGTTTAATACTTGAAGGCCATGCAACCAATTTAAAGGGGCATGACTACGTTAAGCGTATTTATTCACCTGATGGTAAAGCTCCAAGCTTATGCGCATCTAGCGGTGGTAATTTAGAGCCTAAGATATCTGTTAAGGGCGCTCGTATAGTCAACAGACGTTTAGATGAAAAATGGAACACGTAAAGATAATGATACGAGTATACCATTACAGGCTCAAATTGAAGTTAGAGCTGATGATATCTCTAATTGCTTAACAACAGTTCAAAAGGATAGCATTGTAGTAAAAGATAAGAGATGGCGCAAGCTAACACCATTAGAGTGTGAACGTCTTCAGACAGTTCCAGATAATTATACTGCAGGAGTGAGCAACACCCAAAGATTTAGAATGTTAGGGAATGGTTGGACAGTAGACATAATTTCACACATATTGAAAGGAATATAATATGACTAAACGAACTAAAAATGATGAGGTTAAGTTTACCTATTTAGGTGATGTAAACAATCCTGATACTATCTATGAGGAGCATTCACTTCTAACATTAGATGGGCAGAGATACCAATGCTATATAGATAATACCCATGAGGTATTCCCTAAAACTTTTGAAGAATGGTTAAGGAGTTAAGCCAATGTTAATAGAACGTAAATCAATACTATCAGGCAATGTAAATGTTATGGATATAGATGTAACACCTGAACAAATTTCATCTTGGGAGAATGGCCTACTGGTACAAACAGCCATGCCTGATCTATCACCTGATGAACGTGAGTTTATAATGACAGGTATAACACCTAATGAATGGGAAGGAATGTAACTAATGAGAGCAATACTAAATAAGCTATGCTGTTGGTGCAGGGAGTGGGACAGTTCTGAACCCTGCTGTTGGTGTAATGATGAAGGAGATGATCATGACAATTAGAGAGCTAGAATATCTTCTTTTTCAGGCACAACAGTTTCACAATCAAGATGAACTTATATGTATATACAATCAAGAAACAGGTGAACGTATAGACATAGAATATGTAGATGATACGATTAAGGGTGAAATACGATTAAATGTAAAAGGATTAACAAATGACTAACAAATATTTTAATGTAGATAGATTTAAACAAGACGAACAGAGAAAGGAAAGACTAATGAATGCACTTGTATGGGCTGTATTAGGCTTCGCAGCAATAGGCGTACTATCGACGTTTAGCCTAGTTTTAACTTTAGTATGGGGGGCGGTGTAATGGCTAATAAAAGAAGCTTAGAAGTTATATGGGATGCCTTGCACGAATGGCAGGACATACACGAAGGACGCAATGCAGTAGGTGCAGAAACTTATGAGGAAAGGTGGGACGATATCTGTACCGCTATGGCATGGATTAAAGAAGACTTAGAAGACATACAATATGCGAATAAATACAACATGACACAAACTGAAAAGGAAACAATATAATGCTTAACATAAATCAAATTAAACCGTCTCAAGAAAAACTAATCTTGGCGCACTTACGTAAAACATCAGGTATCACCGTAAGGGAAGCTATGGTTGAATACAGCGTCAATAGCTTAACCAAACAGATATCAAGGCTACGCAGCAAAGGCCACAATATCATATCAACATGGCGTAGCCACCCTATTACAGGCCAACGCTATACAAGGTACACATTATTAGAAGAAAGTGAGGTATAGTATGCCAAAAGATTATCATCAAATCAGAATTAAGAAGCAGTTAAAAACTAAGAAAGTTTTAAAACAAATGTCTGCTGAACAGAGAGAAGCAATATCAGAGATACAAGGAAGTGTAGCTCAATGTATAAACATGATCAAAGAATGTAATGACTTGTACATGAGTGACATATCCAAGCTAGAACTTTCTTACCATAACCTAATATGGGCATTCGAAGTGGATGATGTATGAGTGTATGCGGAGAGATAGAATATTGTGAGGAGCAGATAGAGCAACTACGTGAAGATTTAGATGAACTCTATCTGCTTAAAATGCACAAACTGGCTACCCTACTTAGAATTAAACAAAGGTTAGCTAAACTAAAAGGAATACATGAATAGTGTCAGAATTAAAACCAATCTTTTATTGCCCTGAATGTTTAAGTAGGGGTGATAAGAACAAACTTAAAGTAACAGACACAAAGGAATACTTTGCATTAGGCTTCCCTAGTATTAGGAGACGCAAGAAGTGTTTAACGTGTGACTTTAAAATCTTTACAATAGAAATGGAATTGACAGAATGATTAACAGATACGTAGTAAATACAATTAGTGACAAGTCGGGTGAGCTTGTATGCTATGAGACTTGCCGAACAAAAGAAGAAGCATTGAGGGTAGTTAAACGCTACGCAGCATTAAAAGGATTAACAAATAAAATAGAGGACAGACAACATGATTGATATAGAGCGTGAGAAATACTTTGTAATGTCTATACGTAAGTTAAAGCCAAGCAGTGTAGGCCACCCAAGGTTTAAACTAAATGTTGTAGACAAGGACGGTAACGAAAAGATACTACATACTCGCAGAGATAGATCGTGGGTCTACAAGATTGATAAGTCTTGGGAGAAACGTATGATTGATGGCGTTGTGAGTGATAGTGTAAAGAGAAACTACACTCTGGAACAAGCAACCATAGCTGAAACATTTGAGTTTTAGTATGAGCCAAGATGGAGATACACTAGGCGCTATACTTAGAATTATAGTTTGGCTATTCTTATCATGGCCTATCGTTTACATGATGTACACTTACATAGCTAATTGAGAGAGAGAAACAATATGAAACAAAAGATCCCCAAGCAATCTGCTAAACTCCTGGAGATAGCTGAATTTTATCTTAACTCTGAGCCATTCAAAAGACTTAAGAGAAAGACGCAGAGAGACTACGAAGGCCACCTATCAGCCATTGTCAATACAGTAGTAGAAGGCAGAGCGCTTGGGGTTTACCATAACAAGAACATCAAGGTTAGACACTTGACTGCTGCCTACGAGCAGTGGTTACAGTCTGGTGTTCGTAATGCAAACTATCGCAAGAGTGTCTTATCTACCTGTTGGAAGCACTCAATGCGCTATGATGTAATGATTCATGATCCCGTAGCTTTAGTTCAGACACAAAAGACGGACAGACGTACCGTGATGTGGACGAGAGAGTACGTTAAACGCTTCTTAGATGAGGCATATGCTGACTTTGACTACCGAAGCATAGGTTTAATCGTACACATGGCATACGAATGGGGGCAACGTGTAGGCGATATGCGCCTGTTAAAATGGGAATGTCTGGACCTGTCAGAGTGTCGCTTGGATATTAAACAAAGTAAGCGAGGTGCAGAAGTTCACCTACCCATAAGTAAGAATTTGTGTCAGATGTTACAGGCGCAGCAGAAAGATTTTGGCTTCCAAGAATATGTAGCACCAAGAGTCAAGCCCAGGTCTGGAGCATTTACGCCTTATGATTTAGAGGAAATATCCCCTAGTATCAATAGGTTACTAGACAAAGCTAATCTACCAAAAGAGCTTACAGCTATGGATTTGAGGCGTACTGCTGTGACTGAGATGCTCGAAGCAGGTGTTGACATTGCAGGAATACGTCAAGTAACTGGACACAAGAATATGCAGAGTGTTGTGCCATACATGGTCAATACATTTAGTGGAGCAAGTAAAGCTCTATCAGCGAGAGGGAATGATGAAGATGAGTAAGCGCAGAAAAAGATGTGAATCGTGCAAAGTCTTAACAGACTATAGAGAAGCACATCATATAGTACCTGTATCTTTAGGGGGGTCAGATGAAAAGTCTAATATAATTAGACTGTGTGTTGACTGTCATGGGAAAGCCCACAATGCACAGTTTACTAGAAAAAAAGGAGTAGTCAGTAATGGTCAACAAAAAGCTAAAGATAGACATAATTTTTTTCACTCTTTTGACGATAATCTTTGGATAAAATTTTTGCAGGAAATTGAGGGTATAGATACAGACTACTATAATTTTATACATGGTGGTCTAATGACAGGTATATTATCGTCTTCCGACATGGTTAGGATAATATTTCCTGAGCATAGAACTCGTAAAAATGTTTCAATAAATATACCCCATAGATTAATGCATCTTTGTAATGAGATTTTTACTGAGCAAAAAGAAGCTTGGGAAAGAGATAAGAATATGACAAGTGAACTAGAGTTGCATGGGTGTATATAGAAGGAGATCATAGCAGATGAACATTAGAGGTTACTTAGATAGTCTCAACCTAAGAGATGAAGAGTTTATTCGCAGAGACTGTCCATCCTGTAGTGGCAAGAATACTTTCACTGCTACGAAAGAGATGGGTCAGATCAAGTATAACTGTTACAAGTTAGACTGTAACATAGGTGGCTACCATAATGTAGACCTGACTGCTGCGGAGATAAAGCAACTGCTTTCAATAAGAGAAACACCAAGGGAAATGGAGAAAGAGACAATGGAGATACCCGAATATGTAGTACAGCCCAGCGCTGAGCATGATAAGTTTCATAAGTTTGTAGCGAGGTGGGGCATTGGCGACACTAGACTACTCTATGACGTTAAAGATGAACGTGTTGTATTCCCTATCTATCACTCAGGGCGTATCATTGATGCTAATGGACGTTCAGTAGGCAACAAACAGCCTAAGTGGTACAGATACACTGGCAAGGGTGATTACTTCTTTAAGCATGGCACTAACTCAACCCTAATTATAGTTGAGGATTGTGTGTCTGCATTGGTGTTATGCCAGGAGTTACCCCATGTAAATGCTATGGCTATCCTTGGAACGTCTCTAACAGACAAGCATATGGAGAAAATCGCAGAGTATGACAACATTATTGTAGCACTAGATCCAGATGCAGCACACAAGACTTTGCAGTTTAGTAGAGAGATACACTTATGGACAGGTGCTAAGACTATTGCTTTTAACCTTGACGATGATATCAAGTATAAGATAGACAATGACATTGAGAGACTTAAGGAGATAGCACAATGAAGGATTACATACCAACGCAGATGGAACGAGAACTAATGAACTTAGGTGTAATAACAATCCAAGAGAAGCCAAAGGCGATGGGCTTTAAAGAAAGTAGAGCCGAAGTTAAGGCTTGGCATGATACACTTATAGTTGATGGCGAGGTAATGTTTTAATGTATAGTGTAGAGATGGAAGAGAATTGTTCTATAATTACTACACTTGATGAAGATGATGCGTATGAAGATGTAAAAGTTACTATAGCCAATGATGGCACAGTTTATATGCAACAGTTTAATGAGGGCATATCTAGAGAGGATATGATCTATATGTCTTACAATCAACTTAAGGACATATTGAATGCGATACATTCGCCAGAGGGTTGTTACTACGTAATAGAGAAGGTTACACTATGATTGAATTAGCACTTATAAAGACGCTACTAAACAGAGAATTCTATGATCAGCACAAGGGTATAAGATGTCCTGATAAGATATTCACTAAAGATATACGCAAGATCAAACAAACACTTGATGCAGCAATGAAGGATTATGAGGGTAATCTTAACCCATCAGACTTAGAAGCTTTGTTCTATGCACAAAACCAAACAATGACTACAGCTACTAAGACTGCATACGGTGATCTGTTTAGAAAGTTAAATAAAGAAGAAACAATTAAAGAAGAAATAGCTGATAATGTTTTAGGTAAACTATTCCAACAGTATGTAGGTGAGAAGGTTGCCAACTTAGGGTTTGACTTTGTTAATGGTAGTGAGGAAAGCCTTGAGCCACTACGCAGATTGTTAGATGATTTTAAGGATGACTTCACGCCTAACATTAAAATAGAATGGGAAGATATAACCATTGATACTCTACTTAAAGCTAATGACCTGGCTACTCAGTGGAAGTTTAACATACCAAGCTTAAGACGTAAGGTTGAGGGTGTATCAGGTGGTCACTTGCTACTTGTAGGAGCTAGACCTAACACTGGTAAAACATCCTTTCATGCCTCACTCATAGCAGGTCCTGACGGTTGGGCATCTCAGGGTGCTAGATGTGTAGTCTTATGTAATGAGGAAGCATACGAGCGTGTAGGTGCAAGATACCTTAGTGCTGCAACCAATATGACAATGGAAGAAGTGAAGGGTAATGTAGCTCTAGCACGTAGTCGCTACGAGCCAGTACGCAAGAACATTCGTATCAAGGATAGCACCAACAAAGATTTGCAGTGGGTTGAGTCCCTAGTCAAACAAGAGAAACCTGACATTCTTATATTAGACATGGGAGATAAGTTTGCTACAAAGAACAGCGATAAGTCCGATGTGTACCTAAAAGATGCCGCTATCTATGCTCGTAACATAGCCAAGCAATATAACTGTTGTGTTGTATGGATGTCACAGTTGAGTGCTGTAGCTGAAGGTAAGGTATATGTAGATCAATCTATGATGGAAGGCAGTAAGACAGGCAAGGCAGCGGAAGCTGATTTGATGCTGTTGATAAGTAAGAACCCTATAGTTGAGGGTGCTGATGAAGAGGATACTCAGCGACACTTAAACATAGCTAAGAACAAACTTAAGGGTGGATGGCATGGGGTTGTCCACTGTGAATTAGATGGTGGTAGATCGCTATACACCGCATAGGAGAGAGAATGAGAATAGTATTAGATGTAGAGAACACAACACAAAGACGAAACAATAAGTGGCATCTAGATCCATATGAGCAGGGAAACTTTCTTGTGCAGGTTGGTATGCAGAATGCAGACGCACCTCATGAGACACACATTGTTAACATAGACCATGAAGAAAAGAAGGATACGAGTGGCGCTGGGCGTAAGTTAATCCAGGATGTACTGGACCTTACAAAGCTTTTAATCATGCACAATGCACAACACGATATGATGTGGCTGTGGGAGTGTGGCTTCAAGTATGATGGAGCTATCTATGATACAATGTTAGCGGAGTATATACTGTTGAGAGGCCAGAAGTTACCACTTAGTCTTGACGGATGCGCCCAACGCAGAAATCTAGAGATGCAGAAGCAAGACACACTAAAGAATTACTTTAAAGAAGGGTACAATACAAATGAAATACCGTTGGATGAACTTAGCTTTTATCTTAGGGGTGATCTCGACACCACTCGTGAGTTGTTCCATGCAATCGAAGCAGACTACGCCGAGCCTGAGTCCAAGACCTTGCATACAATCAGAGACGTTACCTTTAGAACCTGTCAAACCCTCACCCGAATGTACATGTCAGGAATCAGGGTGGATAGATCTGCCCTTGACCAAGTGAGATCAGAGTTTGAACAAGAGAAAGCAGAGATAGAAGACAGGCTACAGCAACAGGTACGTAACATCATGGGTGATACACCTATAAACCTTAACTCTCCAGAGCAAATGTCTCAGGTTGTATTCTCCTGTAAGCCTAACAACAAGAAAGAATGGGTAGACCTGTTTGACCATACGTATAACAAGAAAGAGTTTAGGGCAGCAGTAGAAGCTAACAGTACTATTATACGTAGAACTAAGGCATTTACGTGTCCAACCTGTCAGGGTGAAGGCAAGGTATATCGTATTAAGAAGGATGGTACAAAGTTCGCCAGGCCTAACAAGTGTAAAGACTGTGATGCTAGAGGATATCAGCTTAAACCACTAAATCACTTAGCAGGACTACGCTTTGCTGCGCCCAGTAAGAAGTGGGTTAGCGCCAATGGTTTCAGCACTGGTAAGGATAACTTAGATGTATTGATTGGTACAGCCAAGACTAAGAAGATGGATGAAGCTGTAGCATTCCTGACAGACTTGAAGCGTTTGTCTGCTGTTAGTAGCTACCTGAGTGCATTCGTTGAGGGTATTGACACCTTCACTAAGTCTGATGGCTTTCTACATGTAGGTTTAACTCAACACATAACAGCTACTGGACGTTTCAGTGGACGTAACCCTAACATGCAGAACATGCCCAGAGGCGGTACATTCCCTGTTAAGAAGGTGTTTGTATCTCGATGGAAGGGTGGTCACATTCTAGAGGCAGACTTTGCTCAGCTTGAGTTTAGAGTTGCTGCATTCCTAGCACAAGATCCTGTTGCCATAGAAGAGATAGCTACAGGGTTTGATGTACATAGTTATACTGCTAAAGTTATTACAGATGCAGGACAACCAACGTCTCGCCAGGATGCAAAGGCACACACATTTGCCCCTTTATTTGGAGCTACTGGATATGGTAGGAGTAAGGCTGAAGAGGCATACTACATACACTTTAACGAGAAGTATGAGGGTGTAGCTGCATGGCACAAAGAGTTAGGCGATGAGGCTGTACGATTTAATAAGATAACTAATAAGTCAGGGCGACAGTATGCTTTCCCTGATGTTAAGCGCAATGCAAGAGGTGGGGTATCACACTTTACTATGATTAAGAACTATCCAGTACAAGGGTTTGCTACTGGTGATGTTGTACCTGTTGTGTTGATTGAAATGGAAGAGAGGATGAAGCATCTAAAATCTTGTTTAGTTAATACTGTACATGATTCAAGTGTGGCAGATGTGCATCCAGAGGAGAAAGATGAGGTATTACAGATAATTGAAGATATGAACGATGATTTAACCAACCTGATAGAGAAATCTTATGGCGTTAAAATGAATGTACCACTGCTATTAGAATCTAAAATAGGTCCGAATTGGCTTGACGTACAGGACGTTTGACGGTATAACTGAGTCTCTTTAACACAAATCTCATGAGGTAAATAATGAGTACAGAAATATCAATAACTGGCATGGATAATGCCTCTATGGCTGCACTGATGGGTGTATCCGCAGAAACTAAACAATCAGCATCTTCTCTTGCACGTATCAACGTTGTAAGTACAGCCCTCAAGGGTGAAATGGAGCTTGCTGGTAAGAAGATCAAGACAGATGTAGTACCTGTAGGTGCATACAAGATTACGCAGGGTGACGATGTGTTCTACTCAGAACAGATAAGCATTCGTGTATTCGCCCAGCGCCAACAATGGCAACGTTGGAATGCATCAACTAACGAGATGGAGAAGTCTGTTATGACTACTTCATTGAATGGGGATCTACAGGATAGCGTAGGTGGGTTTAACTTAGGTAGACCATCTGGTTATGTTGAGGATTGGAATGCCTTACCTGAAGCAACCAAGGATCTCATGCGTACTGTTAAGCGTGTGAAGATCTTTATGGGTCTACTCACTGTCAAAGCCCCTATAGATGAAAGAGGTGAGCCTATCTCTAAAGAGTATGTAGACTTACCCTTCGTTATGGATGTAAAGAACCGTGACAGTCTTAAGAACTTAGATGGTGCTTTAAAGACAGTACAGAGAGCTAATCTCTTACCTATCATGTCTACGCTAGAATTAGCAGGACAAGAGGGTTCAATCCCTACAGGTGCTACGTTTGGCTACATCACTGCTAAGGCAGGAGACAAGGTAGAACTTACTGAGGCTGACAACCAAACGCTCAAGGACTTCTTAGGCTTCATTGAGTATGGCAACGGTAAGATCCTAGACTTATACAATGAACGCTCTGACAAGGGTATGAGTGCAGCAGACGCTGAGCTTGTTGGTTCTATTGTAGATGTGGATGCTGACTAATGAATCATCCTGCAGAATTAGCTATGGTATCATTCCTACAAAAGGCTATGGCAGGTGAGACTACTATGACTGAAGAGGTGGCTAATAAAGTCGCCTCTGACGTTAAGGATGCTTTGTTTAAGCAGTTCGACAGTGGTCCTCGTGATGATTTTCGCTTGCGTATGTCTAACATTGGTAAGCCACGTTGTCAGCTATGGTTTGAGAAGAATGACGCTAAAGATAAAACACCCTTCCCACCACACTTCCTGATGAACATGATATTAGGGGATATAGTTGAAGCTGTATTCAAGGGTATCATGAGAGCAGCAAAAGTGGACTTCAAGGATAACGATTATGTTACTCTTAAGTTGCCTAATGGTGTGGAGATTAAAGGTGAATACGATATGGAGCTAGACGGTAAGATTGACGATGTAAAGTCAGCCTCACCTTGGTCATATCAGAACAAGTTTGCATCCTTTGATGCCTTAGCTACAGGAGATAGTTTTGGCTATATCCCACAGCTTGTAGGTTACGCAGAGGGCGCAGGTAAAGAAGTTGGTGGTTGGTGGGTAGTCAACAAGGCTAACGGCGAATTTAAGTATGTCTCTGCAGATGGTGTAGACAAACAGGCAGTACTTGATGATATCGAAGACCTAACAGAGTACATCAACAATGATGAACCTTTTGAGCGTGAATTTGCGCCTATCGAAGAAACGTTCTATCGCAAGAAGACAGGTAACACTAAGCTAGGATCTACATGTGGTTTCTGCGCTTTTAAACACAAGTGTTGGCCTACCTTACAAACATTACCTTCACCCAATTCGAAGGCTAAGAACCCACCAATGGTTGACTACATAACTTTAAAGGAAGAAGAGAATGCCTAAACTAACTATTAATGACATCAAATATGATACAGATGATTTTAATGAAGAGCAGATAGCTATGTATAATGAAGTTATGGTTGCTAAAGCTGAAATGAATAGGTGTGAATATGTATTTAAGGTACTTGAAGCACGCTGTAATCAGTTAGCAACTATGATTGAAACAGCTTCCAAGCAAGAGGAAGAAAAAGAAGCTACTGATGGCTAAAAGAACTACAGCTAGATACCACAACTCTAGGCGTTATCGCAGTGGTCTTGAGAAACAGGCCGCTGCATTCCTAACAGAACGGCAGAAGGTAGTTAAGTATGAGCTACTAAAGATAGAGTGGGAAGATCTAAGATATAGAACTTACACACCTGACTTTGAGTTAGATAATGGTATCATAATTGAGACAAAAGGTATCCTCGATAATGATGATAAACGTAAGCACTTAGCCATACAGAAACAACACCCAGAGTTAGATATCAGGTTTGTATTTAGTAATGCTAATGCCAAGTTATACAAGGGTGCTAAGAGTAGATACTGTGATTGGTGTGATAAGAATAATTTTCTCTGGTCACACAGAATAATACCCGAAGAATGGTTGACAGAAAAGGGTACAAGATCTAAAAAAGATAAGATAGTACTCAAAACAAAAAGGAAAGATTAATGGTGTTTCAGTTAGACGATGATGAAGTAGCTCTAGTTATCAAACCTTTGTATGAAGATAATGGTGAGTGGGAAGGTGATGTAGCTACTGGTGTGGCTATGAATGAATCAATCTCTCTAGACTTAAACATACAGCGTGGTATGGTGAATATCATTACTCTTATGACATCATTTCTATCTTACTCAGATGATAAGGAAGAGCTTGTAGATGAAGTAATTAAGTGGCGTGAAAAGCTATTCGCTGAATTAGATGATTCCCCATTTGCAGAGTATGAAACAGAAGAAAACAGTAACGTAATAAAATTGACTAAGTTTACTAAGACAAAGGGTAATGCATAATGGCTAAATGGAATCTAGAGAAGCAGCAGGAAGATCAAGGGTTCGACCCTGTAAACAAACCTGCACACTACAACCAAGAAGGTATTGAGTGTATAGACTACATCAAACAAGTTGTAGGCCTGGATGGTTTCATTGCTTATTGTCATGGCAACATGATTAAATATCAACATAGATACCGCTACAAGGGTAATGGTGTTGAGGATATGAAGAAGGCAGAGTGGTATCTGTCCAGAATGAATAAGGCTCTAGCGGAGAAACACAAATGAGCGATAAGAATTTTGATGTAACTTTACAGGTAGTAGTCGGTAAGGGTAATAATATACTGTCTTCTCATGAAGAGTCACATCCAGATGATGTAAAGGATTTAGTGTCAGATACATTCTATGATGTAGATGATGTTGAGGTAAGTAACATAATAGTTAAAGAGAGAGAGAAAAATGAACAGTCTTAGAGAGTATCAAATTAAAGCAGTTAGCTTCGCTATATACCCTGCAACACACAAGGTTCTATACCCAACGTTGGGCTTGTGTGGCGAAGCAGGAGAGATAGCTGAGAAGGTTAAGAAGCAGGTACGTGATAATAACTTTAATAGGCATGAGGTAGCGAAGGAACTAGGAGATGTACTCTGGTATTTGGCAAATCTGGCCAACGATATTGGCTATAATCTAGATGAGATATCAAACATAAACATTGAGAAGCTTTCATCACGTAAGGAGCGAAACAAGATACAGGGATCAGGAGACAACAGATGAACAATCACTTACCAACAGACTACCAATCATTCATACATAAATCACGTTATGCTAAGTACTACGAGGGCGATGGGCGTGAATCGTGGGAGAATACCATTGAGAGGTACTCTGCTAATATAATACGAGACTTAGTTGATCAGAACACTAAGCATGAATTAGAACAAGCTATCTTAGGCTTAGAAGTGATGCCCAGTATGAGGTCGCTCATGACTGCAGGTAAGGCAGCAGACAGAGACAATACATGTATGTATAATTGTAGCTACTTAGCTGTTGATGATGTTAAAGCATTTGATGAAGCTATGTTTATCCTACTGTGTGGTACTGGTGTAGGTTTTTCTGTAGAGCGTCAATCTATATCTAAGCTACCTGAAGTTCCGTTTCTCTGGAGCAGTGAAACAAACATTGTTGTAAAGGATAGCAAAGAAGGTTGGGCTAAAGCATTACGCCAGATGATTGCATTACTATACAGTGGAGAGATCCCTACGTGGGACGTTTCTAAGGTTAGACCTGCAGGAGCGCCACTTAAAACGTTTGGTGGTAGAGCGTCAGGACCTGCTCCGCTTGTAGATCTGTTTAACTTTGTAATTAAGACATTCAAGGATGCACAAAACCGTAAGCTATCCTCACTAGAATGCCATGATATTATGTGTAAGATTGGTGAGGTAGTAGTTGTAGGTGGTGTACGTAGATCAGCTATGATATCTTTGTCAAACTTATCAGATGATCGTATGCGACACGCTAAGTCAGGCTCATGGTGGGAACACGATCCACAACGTGCATTAGCTAACAACTCTGTGTCATACACTGAGAAGCCTGACAGTCTATCGTTTATGCGTGAGTGGATGGCTCTAGTTGAATCAGGATCAGGAGAGCGTGGTATCTTTAATCGTCAAGCATCTAAGGTACAAGCAGCAAAGAATGGAAGACGTAATTCTGACTATGACTTTGGGACTAACCCATGCAGCGAAATAATTTTAAGGCCGTCACAATTCTGTAATTTAACAGAGGTAGTTGTTCGTGCAACAGACACACTGGACACCTTATCTGAAAAGGTAAGGCTTGCAACTATACTTGGTACGATACAGTCTAGCTTCACTAAGTTTCCATACTTACGTAAGATCTGGACTAAGAATACCGAAGAAGAAAGACTACTTGGTGTGTCCTTAACAGGCATTATGGATAACCCCTTAATGACCCTCAAAAACAAAGGATTGGAGAAGACTCTTGACCATCTTAAACAAATCGCCGTTACTACTAACGCTACTTGGGCTGAACGCCTTGATATCCCTGTCAGTGCTGCTATCTGCTGTGTTAAACCAAGCGGTACTGTCAGCCAACTGGTTGACTCTAGCAGTGGGATTCATGCTCGTCACTCAGCCTATTATATTAGGACTGTTCGTGGAGACAACAAAGACCCGTTGACACAGTTCATGATGGATCAGGGTATACCTAATGAGCCAGACGTAATGAAGCCTGACCAGACTACAGTGTTTAGCTTCCCTATGAAAGCCCCAGAGGGTGCAACAGTTACTGCTGATATGTCTGCCATAGAGCAACTAGAGATGTGGTTAGCTTATCAGAGATCCTGGTGTGAACATAAGCCCAGCGTTACGATCAACGTTAAGAATGATGAATGGTTTGAAGTAGGAGCATTTGTATACAAACACTTTGATGAGATGTCTGGTGTATCATTCCTACCATTCAATGAGCATACGTATCAGCAAGCACCCTACCAAGAGTGTGATGAATCAGCATACCATAAGATGTTAGGAGTTATGCCAACTAATATTGATTGGTCACTACTCTCTGAGTATGAGAGTGAAGATAATACATCAGGTAGTCAGACACTAGCTTGCTCTGGAGACGCTTGTGAAATTGTAGACTTAACATAAACAAAGGCATCAGCAATGAATATTTTAGTGGGATTAGCTTTAACAATACACATGGATACTGTAGGTGAGTATAACTCATACCATCCTCATGTAAGGTTTGAAGAAGGTCAATTCATTGCTGGTGCATACTACAATAGTGAAAGAGGTGTAAGCCCCTACATAGGTGCTAAACTCAGCAATGAGTTAGGTTACTTTGAGTATGGTATTGTGTCAGGCTATGAAGGACAGTCAGGTGCATTACCGTATGCAAGATTAGGTTTAACACTCAGCGAAACAGGGTCACTCTTTATTGCACCTGCATTTGAGAAGATATACGGTGAGGTAACAACTGGAACTGTAATTGGATTTGAGATCTTATATTAAGGAAATAAACATGTATACTATCATAACTAGAGATAATTGTAGCTTCTGTGACATGGCTAAGATGATGCTAAGAGAGTCTAATATAGCTTACACAGAATACAATGTAGAGTCAGGTAGCTCTCAGTGGGTACTAACCCTTGTAAGGCAAGCAAAACACACATCAGTACCCCAGATCTTTGCTTCGGACGGTAGCCATATCGGTGGGTATGCAGAGTTAAAAAACTTTCTTGGTACTTTTGCTGAGGATACTATCTAATGCAGTTAGATCTCTTTGAAGATAATGAACCCAATGAAGAAACAAAAGAAGACCGAATAAAATGTCCTACATGTAAAGAATATAAACCCGAAAGTGCATTTCCTAATCTGTCTAAAAATGTGATGATGGCAAAAAACCCTAGACGTGCAGGTTATCATAAACATTGTAAGTCTTGTATAAGTGAAACTCAAAAAGTGATAAATACACTAAAAAGAGAAAACAAATACCCTAAAGAACCTAGCTGTGAATGTTGTGGTATAAAACCTGAAAAGCATGACAAACTACAGTTAGATCACTGTCATACCACTGATAAATTTAGAGGGTGGCTTTGTAGATCCTGTAATCTAGGTTTAGGTCAATTAGGAGATAACCTTAAAGGCATAGAAAACGCACTAGCATACTTAAGGAAACATAATGAACGACAATCTTGAGCCACCTAAGAAGCCCACACGCTCTAGAAGAAAGACAACATATAAGGGTGCAGCAGTAAAGACTACATCAGGTATACTCCCTAAAACAGATAAACAGAAAGACTTAATAGACGCTATAAAAAGAAACCAACAAGTCCTGATACTAGGTCCTGCTGGTACGGGTAAAACTTATGTAACAGCTACTTGTGCTGCAGATTTGTACATCACTAAAGATATAGACAAGATCGTTATAACACGCCCTCACGTAGCTGTAGGTAAAGACATAGGGTTTCTTCCAGGAACACTCGAAGAGAAGGCTCAGCCGTGGGCGTTGCCCGTCTTAGACGTGCTTATAAAGCATTTAGGTAAGGGTGCTGTAGATACGGCTCTAAAGAGTGGTAATATTGAAGTTGCTACACTGGCGTTAATGCGTGGACGTAGCTTCGACAATACGTTCATCATTGTAGATGAAGCACAGAATATTGAGATACCAGAGATTAAGATGCTGTTGACTAGGGTAGGTGAAGGTAGTACTATTGTGCTTAACGGCGATATTCAACAATCAGATCTAACAAGAATGTCTGGTCTTTATAAGATCATACACTTAGCTAAGAAGCATTTGTTAAATGTTCCTGTTGTTGAATTTGGTATTGAAGACATTGTGCGTAGCGGTATATGTGCGGAATGGGTTAAAGTGTTTATGAAAGAAGGCTTATGAAGTTAGAAAAAGAAGCTAAAGAATATGTTGACTCTAAGCAGGAACACTTTGAAGAGATATTACTTTACGAGATATATAAGTTAAAAGCCCACTTAAGTAAAAGCCTCTGGGACAGTCCTGAGCTAAATAAAGCTAAAGATTGTCTCACAGAGGCTTCACTGTGGGCTAAGGAATGTGCTAAGAAGCACGGTATAAAGTAGTTACTTCTTTAGCTCCTTAAATATAGTAGCTGATGCCTTACCTGCAGAGATGTATTGCTCTATTAGAAGAGCTTCCATAGTGTCTCTTTGATCAGGGTTATTACTGTATTCATCTCTAATATAACGTCTAATAGATTCAAAGTCGTCTCCTATATCAGTATAACCATAGCTATCCTTTAAGTAACTAAATCCTATGTCTGCTTTAGTCTTCTCAGACTTAGGCATAGCTCTGTATTTACCTCTTACAAAAGCAAAGTAATCATCAGAAAAGTCTTTATCCTTAGACATAGCTTCTAGTTGTTCTCTTGCATACTCCCTAGTGTTACTAACACTTAATTTAATCTTATCATTAAGAAATACTCTTTGCTCTTCTGGGGTCGCATTCGTGTAATCAGTATCTGTATCTATATATAATTCCATCTCTGCTGCTAAGTTACCCTGTAGAAGTTGCTCTGTAAGTAACGTTACAGGCGTATTTCTTTCGTCATAAGGATTATACAACTTAAAAGGATCTAACTGTAATCTAGTTATTTCTTTCTTTAGTTTATTGTTAGGTGCAGTACCTTCAAAACCTGTCAACTGTTTCAATAGTGGGTTTCTAATACGTAGTGGTCCTTTACCAAACACATCAAAGCGTATAGGATCATAACCGTTTTCTGTATTGTCAGGACCTTTGTTGTACATTGTCTGAAATGTTAACTTAGTTGAGGTGCTGAATAGTTTACCTAAGCTTTGCATAATAGGCGAACCATCATCAAAGTCAGGTAAGAACCTTGTAAATCTTTGCATGGTAGATAAAGCTATACTACCTGTAGGTGAGAAAGATGTATCTATGAGTGAGACTGTTCCATCTCGTGTCTCAGGCCTGTAAGAAGACTGTGTATCAAACTGACTATATGCATCTTTAACTACAGACAAAGGATATGTGTAAGATGCAAAGTAATCGCCTATAAGATTTAGTAGGGGATCAGGGTTATCTGTCTCTATAAACTCTATTACTTTTGTTCCTATACCTGTTGAAGGTCTAAACTCTGTACCTATAACAAGGGCTTGTGCTTCTTTGAGTAGTACACCAGTATCTTTTTCAGGTGCATCATCGTCCATAGCCCTAGCCGCTAGATTAGCTGCCCAAGCATGTAGAGCTAAAGGTCCTAGTGCCGCTTGAGCATTATACGTATTGCCCTGACTATCTTCAGCCATGTACCACTCACGCATCTTAGCTATATTATCTTTTTGTGCTGCATATAAACCGCCAAACATAACACCACCTGTAGCAAGTTTAGCAAAAGCCTCATCTTCTATTTGACCTGTAGGAGAACCAAATACACCCCTTCTAATGAGCGTCAATCCAGAGTAATCACTTATAAACTTAGCTTGAGAAGCTATGTATCTAGGGAAAGGGAATAAGATAGTAGCACCAGACTTAGTAATACCATCTACTAACCAACTAGCATTCTTTGCTGCTTGAGAGGCTTTCTTGTCATACATGTTTGGCAGTCTACGTTGGAACGTAAATGCTAAACTTTCATCTAAAGCTTTGTTAAGAATATCATCAGGAAGTATATCTAAGTTACCCTTACCTAGCATATCGTACAGAGATGTACCTAACTCTTTATTGCCTAACTTCTTTAGCTCACGGTCAATAGTTCCTGCTACAACAGCCTTCTTAAATATATGATCAGACATAGTGTTGAGTGTGTTTGCATACTTACCTGCTTTAGATAGTAAAGTGTTACCTACAAACGCTTGCTCTGCTGTTGCTGCTTCATAGAAAACCTTACCCATCTTCTCAGGAGAGATCTCTGTAAGCATAGTCATAGCAGTTTCAGCTATATAGTTATCTGTAGTTAAATACTTAAGATTATCTAGAGTACCTTGGAATGTTTGTACGGAAGCATCTTTACCTCTCAGAGCTTTAACTACAGATAGGTTTAACTGATCCAGTACATCTATGCCTGTCATAGCTACACCAAAGATGTTGTTACGCATGGTTGTTGCAGGTTGTGATGTCATAAAGGCACGTCTAGCAGATTCAATATCTTTAAATGTACGCCAAGCCTTACTGCCTAGCTTATCTAAGTTTATTGTAGCTAGATCCATTTCTTTTATTTGTTTCTCTGTCAGGATACCTGTCATACCTGTTTCATACAGAGCTTCCATCTTCTCTTTAAACTTCTTAGCGTCTAAACTATTAACCTTAAACCCAGCGTTATTCTTTAAGTTCTTCTGCATTACAAGAGTTTTAGCCGCATCAGATACTTCAGCTGCATATACTGCTGATAATTGTTTAGGTGTAAGAGCATACTTCTCTGCTATCTCTTTAAACAAGCCTTCACCCTTACCTTCAGCAATAGCTCTAGCTAAGTACTCAGTTACACGTTCACCCTTCTCAGCTTTAACACCTAACTTACTGGCTAGTTCGTATGCCGCCGCACCTAAGCGATGCATTGTCTTCTTGTCAAAACTAGCAACCATACCTTCAGGTAGTTTATCGCTAAGTAAGTCTACCTTTAAACGTCCACCCTCTTTAACTAATGTAGGATCTATGGAGTAAAGTAGTTTGTCTGTAGTAAACCTGGCTAAACGTTTATTCTCTGGAGAACCTTTTTTAACACTCTTTAAAGTATTTGACGCTAGTAGTTCTGCGTCCTTGATACGTAAAGCTTTTTCTTGTCTACCCATATCAAGCTGATCTACAAGCCTGTCGCCCCCACGTTGTTGTAACTTGGATGATAAAGCATAACCAGTACCACCTATAAGACCACTAGTCACACCCGATAAAGCTACAGTACCATAGTTAATGTCATAATCTTCACCAATAGGTTTACCTGCTTTGGACTTAATACTTTCTACACCTAGTGCTGCACCTGCTCCTAGTGAACCATCTATACCTGCCGCTAAAGCTGCTCTACCCAAAGTCTTATTAGCTACTTTACGTATAGCTTGTTGGGCGGCTAATTTGGATGTCTGTACAGCTGCTGTGCCTGTTCCTGCAGTAAGAAGCCCAGCGCCTACAGATATAGCTGTTGAGGGTGCTGTAAGAACGCCTTCAGCATAGTCAAATATTTTAGCACCACCACGGTCAAACATACCTTCACCCTTGGCATTATCAAAGGCAAATAGAAGCCTACCATAAGACTGCTTCTCGTTTTCTGCTACCATCTCATCATCAATATAATAGTAGTCTTTAGCCATAGTAACTTCGTTAGTAGACTGTACACGAAAATGTTCTAGAACTTCATCTACAACATCCTCATTACTCCACTTAGAAAGTTCTTCTTCTGTCCAGCCCTTACGTTCAGACATAAGAAAGGTATAAGCATCTGTTAAGAACTCTTTATTCTTACTTAGATCAGAAAGCTTTTTGTCCTGCATATTTTCAGGAGTGTAGTACATGTTTAAATTAGACATATTTATTTAGTCCCTATCTTAAGACCTGCTATATTGGGTTTTATACTTGCCATTATTTTGATTGCCATAGCTTTTTGTGCGTCAGGTAATTCTGAATCTAATATAGAGCGAAGATCAGAAAGAGTAAATCCTATTGCATCAGGTCTTTTTGTTCTTAACTCAGGTCTGCTTTCCTTTATCTTTTGGATAGCAGCAGCCATACGTTTATCCCTTTGTATTTGAGCATACTCTTTAGAAGACATTACCTTAACTATGGATTCCCATATGCTATCTTTAGGGTTAGCATTAAACTGCTCTTTTAGGTTTGAAGCCTCTTCAGGTTCTAGCTTTTCTTCTATTATCTTTTCTATCTTTAAATCACTTGGTCTAAGTTTAGGGGAAGTCATAATACCTTTATCTTCGACTTTATCTTCAGCCTTTTCCTCTACTTTTGCAATGCTAACATTATCTTCAGGTTTTTTATCAAAGTAATCTTTAGCAAAATCACCACCAATGAGACTCATAACACCGTCCATAAAGGTTGAATCTTCAAGCTTTCTAAGGCCTACTGAATTAGCTAATGCACTCTTAGGGTCTGCAATCTTTTTCTTAGTAAGATTATCATACCAAGCATTTTCCTCTTCTTTATACGTAGCGTCTTTTAGGTCTAAATTAGACAAATCAGAAGTAGGTATATCTTCACCACCTGACACTGCATTTGCTGCTAACCTTTCAGCTACAGACATGGTAGAGGTATCTGTTGTGCTAGTTACAGAGTCATTACCATACAAGGCAGGATTAGGTGACACACTAGACAAAGGATCAACTTCTGCAATAGATGAAGAAGTAGTAACAGTACCTAGTATAGCTTCAATAGTATCATCATCAATATTACCCTTTGACTTAAAAGACTCTATAATAAGTCTAGATGCACTTCCATTGTTTACATTCTTAATGAAGTTATCTACCTCTTCTTTTGTGTTTATCTCTATTGCAATATCTTGTAAGACTGCATTTCTTTTGTTACCAATACCAAAGCCAAGATCTAAACCTTGAGATAATATCATAGTTTCAAGTTTAGCAAAAGAACTACCTGCTCTTCTAGCCTTTTGTAATCCATTCATTTTGTCGCCAGCAACAGTAAGAACACTATTCAATCCTGCCTCATCTAACTTAATATTACCATTTTCATCTAAAGCACCAAAGGATTGTAGTATATCTTTTTCGTAACGGTTTGAAGTACGCATTAACTGATCTTTATCGTACTCAATGTCTGGTAAAGTAAAGGGTGAAGCCTGTAATCCTTCAATAGCTGTACCCCGTTGACCTGGAGTATAGTTCAGTAAGCTTTCACCTCTAATACCCATGATTTCCATGTTATTAACCGCTTCTCTTGCAGAAGTCTTAGGGTTTAACATTAGCGCACTAGATATAGCTTTGCCAAAAGAGTTAGCTTTATGCTCTTCAGATCTATTGTTAGGATCTTGTGATAAGTTATATGCATTGTTAGTAAAGATCTTATAGATCATATCCTCTGCAGTAACACCCTGTGGTATCTCAAAGGTTTCAGGTATCTTAAGAGTACCCATAATATCTGCTCTAGATAGTTTACCACCATTAGGCATGTTATCGTATTGTTTCTGTGCTGTGTATATACTCTTGTATACACTCTCAATGTCTGTGTTAGACTGAGCTAAACCAATAAAGTCTTCGTTACTTAAACCGAAGTCTCTCTTAAGGTTATTCATCATTAGAATAGCTGAATCAGCAGAAGCTCTATCCTTAGCTAAGTAAGGTTCTTTGGCTTTAGCTGTAGCTATCTGCTCATCTTCATACTTATCAAAACGTGATTTACGTTCTTCTATACCTCTAGCGAACTCTTCACCAAAACCACTTACAAAACCAGATAAAGCTGCACCCTTAATCATTGTTATATCTCCTTAGCCATTAAGCCTTTTGGTGCTTCATCAGCAACTTCTTCTGTTTCTTGAGGCATCTCTTCCATGCCCTCATTCTCTACAAAGTCTACAACAGTTTGCTCTAGCTCCATCCCTGGATCTTCAGGTGTTTCTGTTAGACCTAACTCTAGTCTTTGTTTTAACTTAAGTGATAACTTACGCTTACGTTTTTCTTCTGCTTCAGCATCCTTGTCTCTAAATTCTTCCATAGTCATCTTGTATTCTATGCCAGTTACATCAGCTATCTCTTTTAGTTGCATCGTTAGATAAGGCTTAAGTAAAAGCTTAACGTCTACAGAGTGTATGCCATCCATAACTCCATTAGAAAGCATAGCATCAGCTACAACACTTATAGGTAAACCTAAGTCTACCATATCAATAAAGTTATCCTGTACTTGTGGATCTACAAGTTTCTTCATGTAATGTTCAAACGCATCTAAAGGGTCTGCATGTACAGGAGGGTTTTCCCACGGTGCATTCTTTGGTTCGTCTGTTAGTGACTGACCTGGTATTGGTCCATCAAATACTGTAGGTGTTGCCATTGTGTTTATCCTATTTAGTGAAGCCAGCGCCAAAGTAGAGGCCGACTATTGCTGAAACTATGTGTGTGTCTAGAGGGGTTATAACAAAGCCACGAGCTGCTTTCCAATGTATTGCATCAGGAGCGCCTAAGAGCCAGTTAATGAAGCCACCCTGTACTTCTGTGTAACCAACGATTACGCTTACGTCAGGATACCATACTGCTACTAACTTTGGCAATACAATAATAGAGCCTACTGCAGATAAAGCTATGATCCTACGTGTCCAAGCAAAGTGTTTATCTTTACTGCCATGCTCTCTTGCATCACTGACTGCGCCTACAAGGGCTTTCTGTTGTTCTGCTTTAGCTTTATTGCTTTGACCCCAGATGGACATAACTCCACCTAAGACAGTAGAGAAAAGCATTGTGATTAATTCTAGTGGTAATCCAAACATTTACAAAGTTTCCTCTCTTGTAGCAGTAAGAATAGTAGTATTACCATTTCTGTCTAGTTTAATAGGAGTTCTGCCATTAGAGAAATCATAAACAATATTATCATCTTTATCTATAAACTCAAACCTTGTACCACCGCTACTTGTAGGAATTTGCTTTATGGTTTTAATAGGGGTTAGACTTGAAGAGTCTTCCGTTACTTTGTTCCAATTTAAAGCTCTTCTTTTAGCTAAGCTCATTAAAGAACCTTTAGTACCATCTTTTGCAGTCATACCAACAAACTCTAATGTATTTTCTAATGAATCTTTAAGATTTGTTTTAGTAGGGGTTTGACCTACAGTACCTACATTAAACTGCAAATCTAATATAGCCATCTGAGCGCTGGGAGGAAAAGACTTCCATAGCTTTGCTTTATCTAAAGTATTATACTTTCTTTGTACTTTCTGATAGTGATATAAGGATACAGCAGCAGCAAATTCAGCATCGGAAGAGTAATCACTTCTACTCATACCTTTAGGTATATTCTTAACACCATAAGCACCTGTACGTCTACCGCCTTCAAGAGAAGCGTGTGCTGTTGTGCCTTCATGCTCTGTTAAGTAAGTATCTACAAAGTTATCTTCTAGGTATTGCACTGTTAGCTTTTGATTTGATAAGGAGGCTTTTTCACCTTTTTTATCAGCCCCCGAAATAAGGTCTTTTTGTACAGGCTTAACCATAAGACCTAATTGATCCTGTTCAATAGCTTTAGCTATATCTACAGTAGGCTCTTCCTCTACAAGCTTCTCTGCTGCATCAGCACGTACATCTTTCATTATGTCAGATTCTAGAATATCTCTCTCTTTTATTATAGACCCAGAGAAGTTCATAGGGTTTATCCTAGCATCACTCTGAAACTTACGTAAGTCTTCATCTGTTATTTCAGGTACAGCTGCACCAGCGAAGCTCATAGGACGTTGTGATTGATACCTACTTAACTCTTTTTGGCTTATCTCACGTTTCTCTTTAAGTCTAGATAAGCTATCAAGTATCACACTAAAGGGACTAGGCTTATCGTTACCGCCTATTGCACTACCCATCAAGCCTTGCTTAGGTACAGTTTCACCCTCATCAGAAGAGCGTTTATTCATCTCTTCTTTAATCTGCTCAAGCGCTGTTGTTAAGTTTAAACCTACCATTGTATTATCCTATTTTACCTGTTAGTCCATACTCTATAATTGTTGGAGCAATAGATGCTACAATCTTACCAAAGCCTGAACCTTTTGCAGAGTCTAGCTCAGCCTGTGTTCTTTCTCTACTTAGTTCAGCTTCTAGTGCCGCAAGCTGTACACGTAGCTCTCTTTCTGCTTGGTTCTCTGCAGTCTTGAAAGCATAACTTACTAAGTCTCTCTCTTCCTGTAGGATGGCATTATAAGAAGCCATAGTAAATTCATTAGCAGACATAGCCGCTTCACGGTTAGACTGATTCTGTGCCGCTATCTCTGCAGTTGTGATAGACTGTGACCACGTAGCATTAGCTTGTGCAACTACAAGAGCATTAGTAGCGTTGAACTGCTCTCTAGCTGTACGCTGTGTAGCGTTGTATTGCTCTAGAGAGTTTGTCTCTCCTGCATTAAACTGTGCCATAGCGTTAGCTTGTTCACTATTCTGTAGAGCTATATTAGCCGCTAGATTAGCAAAGAACTGATTAGCTTGGTTTTCACTTGTAGCGTTAAACTGTTTAGAAGCATTCTCTGCTGCTTGATCTGATAGTAAAGCATTAGCAGTCTGTTGTGCTTTATACATGGATGTCTGTTGTGTATTACTTAAACTAGCCATATCCATCTGTAAGAAAGACTGTGCATTTGTTATCTGTGCTTGTTGACGGTTATTTAAGTTAGCCATATCCATTTGAGACATAGCCGCCGCATCTGCAAGTATCTTAGCGTTCTGTGAGCTAAGGTTAGTTAGATCAACTGTCTGTGCCATACGTGCATTCTCTAGTGCTATCTGTTGTTCTGCACTAAAGTTAATGTTAGCTATATCAGCTATTCTAGAAGCGTTAGCTACACGAGATTGGAACTCTTGGTTAAACTCTAAGCCTAAGAACTCAGAACGTTTCTCTGCTGCAAACATTGCCGCTTGTTGTTTGTTAGACAAGTTCTGTGCTTCAAACTTAGCGAAGGTAGACGCATCTACTTGTGCTATAGGTATAGCTGATTCCATCGCTGCTTGTATAGCCGCTTGTCCTGCCATAGATGATGCACTTAATCCACGAGAAGCCATCATAGCCGCCGCATTACGCATAGCACCTGCCGCCCAAGCAGGAGGAGATTTACCCTCAAAGTCTGCCATCAAGCCTGTAAGTTGTCCCTGTACTGTAGCATCTGTAGAGGGTGCGCCTGTAGCCGCTTCAAAGTTAGTCTCTACTCTAACACGATCCATATCAACAGCAGAGCCTGATATAAGTTCACCCTCTTGTAGTGTTCTTGCTTCAGGAGCTACAACTGTAGTAGCTTGAGCTATTTGAGCTGCATCTAATCCTAGTCTAGCTAACTCTTCAGGGTTCATAGTCTGAGCATCAGCTAAAGCACCAGCGCTGGGCTTACCTGTAGCTGCTTCTAATCGTGTAAGAACTTCTTCTACTGAAGCTGTAGCAGGTAAAGCATCATACGTAGCCCCTGCCTTTTGCTCTGGAGTTACAACAGGTGGTGCTGTCTCTGCAGTAGTTACTGTAGCTTGAGGAGCGTCACCCTTGATAGTACCCGTCTCAGGAGCTAACATACCTGCGGCTTTATCAGCTTCAGATACTTCAGCTACTTTAGATTCACTAACAACACTGGCTGGGTCTTTATATAACTGTGAAGAGAACTCATCTGCTGAGGGTAACTCTGTTGCTTTAAAACTCTTCTGCATTGTACCATAAGCGGCATTAGCATTATTTACTGCTATCTGTGCTTTATTTACTGCATCAGATAAAGCTTTATTAGAAGGATCTGCAGTAGATGCATCTAAAGCTTTTTGGAATGCAGCATTGGCTGTAGCTATGTTTTGTTGTGCCTTATCTAATTCTACATTCATAGGGCTTGGAGGTTGTGTTGTATCAGGACGTGAACTACCTGCACTAGGACCTCTAGCTATAGCCTCATTAACTGCTTTCTGTTGAGCTTCAGATAATACATCTCTACTCCTCCTGTTTTGTATCTTTTGAGCTTCTTCGTATGTGTAGTTATATTCTTGCGGCATTTGTTTTAGCATACCCTCTGGGATTGCTGTTCCACCTTGATTGGCTCTGTTAGATAAGTATGTTTCATATGCCTTGTCTTGCGCTCTTCCCATACTGCCAGAACCCATAGAGCCAAAGTAGGGGCTATCATACATATCTTGAGTACCCATAGTATTATTCTTTTTAAAGTCTGCATACTCTGGTGAATTGTAGAAGGCTTGATCAATGTCAGGTCTGGGTTCTACAGGTTTGCCAGGCTTAAATTCAGCAATAGTTCTAGGGTCAGGCTGTAAGGAAGGTCTTGTCATTATGTTATTAAAAGGTTGTACGTTACCTTGTGCCAGTTCAGGCATTACACCTGCTAAGCCTTGAATAGCTTGATTGGCTAAGCCACCTATTTGGTAGCCTTGTACGTAACCACCCTGAGCCATACTAATGCGTTTAGATGCTTGTTCTGCCATCATACCTACACGACTAGCTGCAGAAGGTGTAGCGGCTAAAAACTTAGCTTGCTCATCTGCTTGCATACCTGCCATCTCTGGTATTATCTTACCCATTTGTTCAGGTGTAAATCCACCAAATTTCATAGCCATTTTAATAGTCCTTATTAATTACCCAACTTCATCCAAACTGCAGCAGCAACAAAGCTGAATATAGCAATGGTTGTTATTTTTACGAATGTGTTCCATATACTTAAACGTGTTTGTCTCCACGTTGTTAATAGGTTACGTACTTCACGTATGTCTTCAGCAGCAGACTCATCATGTAGTCCTAACTCACGTAAAACTAACTTAGCTCCACGTTTAGCTGATCTGTCTAGTATAATCTCTAGCTCTTCTGGGGTCAACGTTATATTGTTCATTACGTTACTTCTCTTAATATCCACGTAGCATCAGGCTGTTCATTATAACAACTAAGAGATGTACTGGAAGCTGTATCGTTCTTTATAAACGTTACACCCCAACAGCCTGTGTTGTACCACCAACCACCTCTATGTATGTAGTCACAATCAGAGCTAGTCCACCATCCTGAACTAGCACCATCGCCCCCACGCTCTCTAGCCCAAACAGCTATCTCATCTCTGCCTAAAGTAACAGAAGGAGCATTATTTGCTATATTAAGAGAATTAATACCCCATCCACTGCCCTGTGCTACAAAACGTCTATTAAACTCATACTTACCGCTAATTAGTATTAAACCACCCATAGACCATTTATCTGTTTGCTGTCTATTGTAGGTATAACTAATATTACCAAGCTGATTAAGAGGTGTGTTAATAACATCTACACATACATTTGCGTTACCGTTGTATGTTTCATTTTTATTTTCTGTCTCTGTTCCACTTACGCTTATAGGGTCTGTACGATTAGAACCTCCTGGCATTCCAGCGATTCCTATAATAGTAGTCCACGCACTTTCTACATAAAAGTTAGATTTAGTTTGTGTATTAGTTACTACATCTGTTGCTAGATTATATCCTGCATTAGGGTTGTTCTGAAGCACACTTCCTATATGGTTTATAACCACTTCACCACTTGGAGGTGATATTTGCGATGTAGTAATAAGACCTGAAGCTCTATACTGCCTAAATCTTTGTAGCTTCTGAAGATCACTACCCTCTTTGTAAACAGAAAAGAAATCGTCTAAACCTAAAGCCCCTGAAGTAGGTACATTATCGTGATTTCCATACTTCTCTTTAATTGTACCATTACCCTGAGAACCTCTATACATATCATCCATACTTATTGAACCAGAGAGTCCAAACTCAGTACGAATTTGATCCATTGATATTGATTGTCCTGATGCAGGTAAAGCCATTATACAGATCCATATGCTGTTATGTTGCCTACTACGGTTAAGTTACCAGAACCGTCTATCTTCATTTTGTTTGTACCATTAGAGGCAAACAATAGAGTGCCACCACTCTCTGTTATTGTCCAGTTGCCTAGATCTACAGTTGTAGCATTAAGAGTAGAAGCAGAGAATGACTGTGATCCAGAACCTGCTAGTTCAGCCTTAGTGTCTATCTCTGTCTGTAATCCGTCTACGTTAGCAATAGTATGATTATGACTGTCATCTGCTATTACTGCTGTTATAGTGGCATTGCTTGTACCGTTAAAAGAAACAGAACCTGTCACATCTCCTGTTAAGCCTATAGTACGAGAAGTAGCTAACGCTGTAGCTGTAGAAGCATTACCTGTAACAGCACCCGTAACGTTACCAGTTAAGTTACCCTCGAATGTACCTGCTACAAATGTCTCACTGCCTACGCCCCACTTGTCTGTTGATTCTGTCCAGACTAGAGACTTGTTAGAAGATGTACCACGTTCAATAGTAATACCTGCATCCTGACTAGGTGTACCTGTCTCGTCAGAGTTAAGAGTGATAATATTGTCACCAATGTTTACAGTGTTAGAATTAACTGTAGTAGTTGTACCATTAACTGTTAGGTTACCGCCTACAATAACATCATCAAATGTTACGTCTTGGTTTGTAGCTAATGAGATAACACCTGTAGAGCTATTGTAGCTGATGTTACCCGTAGCAGATATTGCACCCCTAGCTCTTGCTGTAGTGTGATACAGATTAGTTGAGCCTTCAGCTATAGTATCTGTGTTACCCTGAGTAAAGCTCATAACACCAGTAGAATTATTGTAGCTTAAACTTCCTGTAGCTGAGATAGCACCTCTAGCTCTAGCAGTTGTATGATATAGGTTGCTAGAACCCTCAGAAAGCGTGTCTGTGTCGTGGTTAGCTATGCTTGATACAGTACCTGTCACATTACCTGTTAGAGCGCCCGTAAAGCCTCCTGTAGCCGACACAGTACCACCTACAACAATGTTACCAGAGTTAAGTGTAATATTAGCTGTAGCTATGGTTGTGTTGCCTGTTATAGCAAGAGTACCACCTACTGTAGTATTACCTGTCACTGCTAGTGTACCCAGCGCTGAAGTAGCTGAACCATTTAAGCGTAAAGCTTCTACATTACCTGAATAGATAGACAACTGGTTAGAGTTATTGCTTAGTTTACCGAAGCTTACACCACCGTCTTTAAGTAGTACGTCTCCACCGTCAGCATCTAGTGTAATATCACCCACAACATCTAGGGTTAAATCTCCATTAGACACAGTGTAAGAGTTATCTACGATAGTAGTATATCCATTTACACCAATGTTGGCTGTATCTGTATAAAGAGTACCATCAAAGTAGCCATCCTTAAACTGAGCTGCACTAGAGCCTAGATCAATAATGTTGTTTGCTTTAGGTAAGAGTGTAGATGTACCTACAATAATGTCCTGCCCTGGTCCTACCTTTGTTACAGGTGCGCCTTGGCCTGATGAACCGTCATGAGAGTGACCAGAGGATGCGTTAAATGCGCTTTCTACAGCGTTAAACTCTCCGTCTAAGTCGTCTGCGTCAATAACGCTACCATTAGCGATGTTGTTAGCCGTATCTTGGCGTGTATAACCTGCCATAAGAGTTATCCTTTATTGTCTATCGTTCTGTGTAAACTCAAGAAGTGCTGTATCTAGAGTAAATGCTGGGTTAGTTGTGTTATCTTCTATACGTATTGATATAGTCTTACCTGATCCGATAATCTGGTTCTGATAAACTTTATCTAGTTCTCCACCAAATACGGCTGTACCATACAAGGATGTAACTGCTCCGTAGATAGCCGCAAATATACCTGTACTTGTAATAGTTGTAGCTGCTGGCTGTATTAGGTTTTGGTTGTTAGATCGAGTAAAGTCATACTTAAGTGCTAAGTCTATATTGAAAGCGCCTTTAGGGTCTATATATGTAGTTAGCTTATAAAAGGTTTTACGTATCTGTGGGTCTGATATAGGCATATAAGGTGATTCATATATAGCTTCAATGTTCTCTCCATCAAAAGTATAACCTGTCTCCATCTTATATACGTAGCCATCCTCATTAGCAAATATAATAGTCTCTGAATATTCTGTATACTTAGAGTCTGCTACAAAGGCTTTGATACCTGAAGTCTCACCCCATGCTAGATCAGATGCACCTTGGTTAGAAAACTTAGTTACGAGTAACCCACGAGCAACTTTCTTTTGTTCTGACTGTGTATAGCCAAAGATGCGGTACTGTGCTTTCTCACGTATAACAATAGAGCAAAAGTTAGATGTACTCTGAGCAAACTTATAAACGTCATCAGCTATAGGGTCAGAAGCTACTTCAAGTGAGAAGTCACCAATTCTGTCTGTAGCACCTAAGAGTCTGATACCGTCAGGAGACATATACATAATGTCACCACCAACCTCTTGTATCGTATCAGGGTCTAAACAACCAATACCTTCTGTGATAGGGTTTAACTGGAAGTCAGCTAGAGTTGTACCAGATAAGCGTTGTATGTTGTTTCTACTAAAGATGATAAGTTGATCACGGAAAGCAATCAAGCCTGTAATGTCATGGCTTACGTTTATCACACCACCACCATTAGCGGCACTATAGTCACCTGAGTCTGAGGGTGCTGAGAAGTATAAGTTAGAACCTTTAGAGAAGAATACTGTAGTCTTAAATACTGCTACCTGTTCTGCACCCTGTAAGTCTGATAGAGAAGAGATAAACGATAAAGTGTTAGCTGTATCATTAAATAGCGCTGGGTAGTTAGACCCATCTACCATTATGATGAAGTCACCTGCACCAAAGTTGTACTCTGTGCTACGTATCTTACCGCCTAACAGTGCTGCCTTACCTAGTGAAGACCAAGTACCACCAGAAGATCTATGGTATTCAGTTTTAGGTGGAGAAGCTCCATCACTTCTAGCGGCTATATACTCGCCTATGTTTGCTACTTTAACACCAAGTACACGCCCTGTTCCTGGTACAATATTGTTTGTTGCTTTTGTGTACCCTAATACTTTACTGTAACCACCTGATCTAGCTGGCTCAAAGTTCTGTAGTATAGTAGCAGAACCAACAGCATTAGCACCCTGTTGTAGAGGGCTGAGATTAGAGATGAGGCCACCTTTAAACTCAATAGGGAATGTCTGCCAATTAGTAGCCATCAGTAATGAACTCTTGTATCTCTTAAGTATTCTGTACGGTTAATGTTTAAGGATCTCATACTCTTAATGCCTTCCTTAAACTTGCTCTGTGATAATTGTGCAGACTGAGTGTCACCCCTGAATACATAAGCATAATACATAGCACCATCTACAACAATATGTCTGTATGACTCTGGTATAGTAGCAACGTCTGATGCTTTCTCCATATCAACACCATTAGTGTAATATTCGTAGACTACTTCGTATGCTTTATCTGGGGAAGGTACAAACAGTAATTCTCTACTTGGCGCACGTACAACATACTGTGGTACGCTTCTTACATCTGAGCTAGAGTTATACTCTACGTCTGCGTGTTTGTCAAGATATTCTTCATAATTCAACACTTTAAGACGCTTAGTATCTACATTAAGAGTATTATCACGTTTTAATCTAAAGCTATTCATATTAACAGTCTTACTATCATAAGGCATACTGTAGCGTACCTCACCTGGAGTAAGTACTTCTGTTTCTTCTGCATGATTCCAAGGCCACTCAAACTCTTCTTGGTGTATGTGTCTTATAGAAGCATTAACAGCGTCTTTAGTGAGGTTGTAGTAACCTTGTGCTGTAGCAAAGTTAGATGTAGTTAGTTCTACTTCGTTAAGTCTTCTGTTAACATCATTAACTAACCCGATAAAGTCATAGGCCATTCTTATTTCTCCTTAACACGTACAAATACTGAACGCTCATATTGTAAGCCTTCTACTGTAGTGATTTTACAAGTAACTCTATATCTAACGTTATTAGTACCAAGAGATAATCTTATTGTTGCTACGGTGAGTGTATTGGTTTTCTGTACCATCTGTAATGCATTAACAACTTCACCTGCATCTATTAGAGTTTTTGTACCGTCAGAGTCATCTACAAACCATGTAACACCTGAAATAGTGTCATCACCTAAAAAGCGTGACCAATCAATGCTATAATCTAATACTTCGTCTTTATCTTTATCAGGCCATTTATATGACATTCGTATATTCCTTATGCTGCAATACGTACAACTCTATCTGTATTAGTCGCTTCAATTAGTACTGTTCTGTTCCGTGGGTCTGCAGGTATATTAACAGTATACCCTTGATTGGTTGGTGCTATAAACACAACACGTCTTCTGTCGAAGCTAGACTTAAGGCTTTCGTAGTCAAACTGTGTTGTTGTTACATTTAAGCTACCAGAGAATATGTTTAGTGGTACGCTGACTATCTCAAGTATAACTTGTGTAGATACATTAACTGTACCAATGGCTATGCTAGATGCAACACCTGTAGGTAAAACAACAGCCTTAGCTTGTATGTTAGACCCTGTTCCTACAGTAGCTGTAAGCGCTGGGCTAGTGATGCTTGTGTTAGCATCTGCCAATACTGTAGTTGTACCTAGATTAGCCTGAGAGTCAACCCCTGAAGGTGCTACATTAGCATTTGCAACAACTATTGTAGTACCTAGTGATGCTGTAGCAGGTATAGAGTCACTAAGTGTAACACTCTTGGCAGTGACGACTACAGAGCCGATGCTAATAGTATTTGATGAACCTGTCAAGCTAAAGTTAGCATGACCTACAACAGTAATACTTCCTGCGCTACTTGTAGCAGGTACACTCTGTGCAATAAGACGTGTCTCTAGTGTTGTAGAGAACGGTCCTGATGCAAAAGGAGAGATACCAAAGAACATGTTTTATCCTTATGTTGGTTTAGTAGGCCATGTTACTGTGTTAGGAAACCCTGCTTGTGCTGGTAAGTTAAGCAAGTCAGTTCGGTACTGTGTCCACTCTGCTTGTTTAGCATCTGTTAATTCAGCCCATCGTAGAGGGTTGGTTACTACAGGGTCTACTTCTTCTACCAATCTCTGGTCACGTTCTGCTCTTAAACCTGCCGCTAGTTCTGCGTCTAGCTCTGCTTGAGTAGGTGCTACATAAGCCGCATAGTCTGAACCGATAAGCCCAAGCAATACACTGTTGTCTACAGTATTATCTGTATCATCAGGGTCTAATCCGTAAGGAATCCAACCATGTTCTGGATGATTAATATCTACTTCAAACCAAGTGTTTTCTGCGTTTAGTGATTGTGCGTTACGCACTTCTGTTATTGTTACTTGTGGCATAAACGCCTCCTATTGTTATTGTCATTTTATGAAATCCTTACAAATAGAGTTGCAATTCTATGGTGGCTTGCTCGAGTATCATAACCACCACCCATTGACCTCCATGTACCTGATAATGAACCAGAAGTTATAGTTGCTCTACCTAAAGATGCCGTAGCTGTATTACCTGTAAAAGCCGCCAGTGCGGTAAGTGTACTTCCTGCAAAAGTAGTATTATGCGTCAGTGTATTACCCGAGGAGTCGTGTATGCCGTATACATAAGTACCAACACCATTATATGCTGTACTACCGCCAACACCTGTTAGGTTAGAGCCATCGCCGTAATAAGCTGTAGCTGATACATTACCTGATACAACTAGTTTTTGGGTAGGACTTGACGTACCAATACCAACGTTGCCAGCGTTATTTACTACAAATAACCCTCCGCCTGTTGTATTAAAATAGTGTCCATTACCGCTTTTACCTTTGAAATAGTTCCATGTACCATCAGCGCCAAGAGTAAATCTTTCTGTTTCACTAATTTGTATTCCAAAAGATTCTGTTCCACCATTAACAGTAAGTGTATTGTCAGGAGATGTTGTACCAATACCAACATTACCTCCTGTGTTAATTACCATTCTTACATTGTTAGCATCTGCAGCAAATTCAAGGCCGCCTTGACCACCAAGTCTTAGTTTAGGACTTGAACCACTATCCATTCTAGTGGCATTAAATGTCACTGTTCTTGATGAATTTGTATAGTTCGGTGAACCAGTAGTACCATCAACGGCGACATTCAATCCTACTTCTTCATTATATAATCTAAATATTCCACCATCGCTAGTTCCGTTATTAACACTTAATTGATACAAAGGATTAGTGTCACCAATACCTACGTTGCCGTTACTTTTAAAGGTTGCTGAAACAACACCTCCATGTCTAATTCTAAAATTAGCATCTGAAGCCATATCAAGACTGCCTAGATTTGATGTTTTTCCTAGAACAAACCCCCCATTATCATTTTCAAATTTTACAATGTCAGATTGATTTCCAGAATGAACATGAAATTTCTTAGCTGGACTTGATTCCCCAATACCAACATTGCCTGATGAGTTTATTACTAGTCTGTCAGCACTTGCTTCAACGTCTCGAATAGTGAAACCACCATTTGTTACCCCTGTTGTGCCTTGACCTAATTGAAAAGTGTCTGCATCTGAAGCCGTACCTGACAATCTTATTTGAGAAAGACCTGCTGAGTCGTGTACGTGTAGCTCTGTTTGTGGAGAACTCGTCCCAATACCAACTCGGCCTGATGAGTCGATGCGCATACGTTCTGTGCCAGCAGTAGAGATAGCAAGTGTGTTTGATGCAGGTCTCCATAAACCTGAGTCATCATCACCACCAAATATTAGTGCAGGTGCTGATGCACTTCCTGTAGGGTCAATACTGACTAGCGAAGAACTTGCACGAATAGAGTTGTTTACATGAAGAGTATGCGTTGGAGAACTCGTCCCAATACCAACGTTACCTGTGTTCTGCTGAATACGAACCGCTTCACCTACGTTAGTAACCCAGAATTGAGCATCACCAGTTTGGTTGTATATACCACTGTTGTATATTCCATCAGCCGTCACTGTGCCTGTTACGTCAATACCTGTTGATGTTGTTTCAATCTTCTTTACGTTGTTATGGTAAAGTTCAACAGCACCATCAGCTATACCTTTCATATAGGTTTCACCAGTGTATTTACCAATAACTGTGTTGTTACCTCTAATATAAAGCCAACCAGAACCTTTTTCATCAATAAAAGCATCAGTGCCAGTACGATACACTTCTAAGTCACTATTAAAGATAGCCTTGTTGTTGTTACCGAATGATAAGTTACCTGTAAGTGTACCACCTGCTAAGGGTAGCTTGGCGGCAATGTTGGTAGCTGTTGTTGTAGCAAAGTTAGGATCATCACCTAAAGCAGCAGCTAATTCATTAAGCGTATCAAGTGTTCCAGGTGCAGAGTCAACAATATTAGCTACGGCTGTATCAGCATAACTTGTATAGTATGATCCATGTTGTCCATCTAAAGTATCAGCATTAATGTTTAACGCATCAATGTCAGACTTAGTTTGATCTGCAGTAGCACCAGACTCTATAGCGTTAAGCTTAGTGTGGTCTGCATCTGTAAATACGTTACTGTCAGTAGCAGACTCAACAAGTGTCCTAATCTCTGCGGCTGTTTGGTCAGCAGTAGCACTCGCTTCAATAGCGTTTAACTTAGTGTGATCCGCATCTGTAAACACATTACTGTCTGTTGCGGCTTCTACAGCTGCTCTTATCTCTGCATTAGTTTGATCACCTGTAGCGCCTGACTCAATACCGTCTAGCTTAGTACCGTCTGCAGCAATGTCTCTGCCATCTACTGTGCCAGATACAGCTATATTGTTATTCACAGTTAAGTCATCAAATGTACCAGAAGCTACATCAAAAGCATTATATGCTACCACTTCTATAACATCATTTACTGCTGCACCTGTTGCTAATACAACGTCTGAACCATTTGTTGCTGTAAAGTCGGAGCTATGTAATTTGATGCCATTTAAGTAGACATCTAAAAAGTTTGGCGTATATCCACTCGTAGGAAAGCTAGTTTGACCAGCAGTCGCTATAAAGCTATCCCGTGTTTGAGTAGCTTGAGGTACTAGTATGTTTCCTATGTAACCTGACATTTATTTATCCTATTCTAGGCTGTAATTATTGCGTTTAGGGATTTTGCGTTACGCACTTTTGTTATTGTTACTTGTGGCATAAACGTCTCCTATTTTTTAGTCTTGTTCAAGAGATTCTTACATAAATAGAGACTGACGTACTATGCCCAGTGTAATTTATAGTACCATTGTATATACCGCCATGCCCCATTATTTGCCAAGTTCCGCTTGGGGAAGTCTGACCAGCACCATAATTCGAGCCGCTGGACTCAAATGTGTTTGCGTATAAAAGACCTGACCCTGCTCTAGTAGAGCCTACAGTAAAGTTTGCAGGACTTCCAGTATGTTTTAATAAAGCATAAGAACCAACAGTTCCATAAGATGTTGAAGGTGTACCTGCTGGGCCAGTAGCACCTTGAGGTCCAGTTGCACCAGTTGGCCCTTGCGAACCAGTATTACCTTGTGGCCCTTGGGGACCAGTTGCTCCCTGTGGTCCTGTAGCGCCAGTATTACCTGTAGGGCCTTGTGATCCAGTAGAACCTTGTGATCCAGTAGAACCTTGAGGTCCAGTATTACCAATAGGGCCTTGTGGACCTGTTGCACCAGTAGCACCGTCATTACCGTCATTACCGTCTGCACCTGCAACACCTTGAGGACCAGTATTACCAATAGGGCCTTGTGGACCAGTAGCACCCGTTGCTCCATCGTTACCATCAGATCCTGCTGCTCCTGTAGCGCCTTGCGGTCCAGTAGCACCTGTAGCGCCATCATTACCGTCTGCACCTGCAGATCCTGTAGCGCCTTGCGGTCCAGTCGCACCCTGTGGACCTGTGTTGCCAATAGGTCCTTGCGATCCTGTAGCACCAGTAGGGCCTTGTAAAGCTGCATTAGTTATAGTTGCTTTTTTCCATGTTGTAGAAGTAGCGTCATAAACAGGTATTATATCAGAACTTGTTAAACTTGTTTCAGTAGATAAGCCTGTTAATGCAGAAGGTAATGCCGTACTAGTTACGTCAGCCCCTGATGAAACAGAGTTTAGCTTTACATGATCTGCATCAGTAAAGGCATTACTATTAGAAGCATTCTCTATAAGTGTTCTGATTTCTGCTGCTGTTTGGTCGTCTGTAGCAGTAGCCTGTACAGTGTTAACCAGATTAGCTAAGTCTCTTGATCTACTCATTTATACAGCGTCCCAACTTGTTGTCTCTTCGTTCCATGTATGCATCTCTCCATTAGAAGGTTCTGCTACAGGAGCTTCCCAAAGATATGTTGATGTATTTAATGTCCATGAAGGGTATGGCTGTGGTTCATAAAAAGCATCAGCTTCACTGTCATATATAAATCCAATACCAGCATAATTATATCTTAAAGGAGTACCATCAGGGTGTTGCCCTCCATAAGTGTTGTACGATGTTTTTACAAACATACCTGTAGAATCGTGAATATATGTATCAATAAAGTCTTGTTCTGCTACAATGACTTGCTTGACAACTCCATAATCTACTAATGCGTAATGCCCCATTTGTATATTTCCTTATTATATTTAATTAGAACTGGTATCTAAATATTACTATGCCAGAACCACCACTAGAGCCTTTTTGATTTCCAGCACCACCTGCTCCACCGCCACTACCAGTATTAGTTACACCTGCAACAGACGCAGTACTTGTGGCGTTATTACCAGCATTACCGCCTCCACCAGTACCACCTGTCCCTGGAGAGTCTCCTATACTATCCCAAGCTCCACCACCGCCTCCAGCGGCATAGCGTCCTCCTGATCCTGTAGATGTAGCAGTTGCCCAAGTAGAATACCCTGATTTACCAATACCCCCATTACCACCACTAGATAAAGAAGCTGTACCACCAGTACCACCTGCTCCACCGCCACCTCCGCCGTTTTTAGCATTACCACCATTATCTAAACCATTACCGCCACTATTACCTTGACCTGATGTCCCAGAGCCAGCCGCATTACTGTTACTAGAAAGATGACCATTACCGCCACCTCCACTACCCCCTGAGTAGGCGTTGCTATATGGCGCACCACCTCTACCTCCACCTATGGCTGTTGTAAAGTTTGTCACTGTTGTATTACTGCCACTAATATGTCCACTATCGGATTGGGACATACTACCACCACCACCAATAACAACATTATATGAACCAGCGGCTAGTGTTGTTGAACCAGATACAAAACCCCCTGCTCCACCACCACCGCCGTGGTTGTTACCACCTGCTCCACCGCCAGCAACAATAAAGTAGTCCATAGCTTTGCTATCCGTTGCTGTGAATGTACCTGAGCTTGTAAAAACATGGTATTTATACCCACCACTATTAAATGTAGAACCCCCTAAAGCGATAAACTTAGTTATAAGTTTTACCCAAGCACCATCAGCGTAGGCATAAATCTCATCATCAGTAGTGTTATAATAGATATGTCCATCAGAAGGACTAGATGGGTTAGACGATGCATTAGGCAATCTCATCTTAGAGTTAAAAGTTACATCACCAGTAAAAGTACCGCCACCAAATGGATTACCGCTAGGACCTGTTGCACCTTGGGGACCAGTAGCTCCTTGGCTACCTGTAGCACCAGTATTACCAGTAGGCCCTTGAGGACCAGTAGCGCCCTGTGGACCTGTTGCTCCTTGCGGTCCCGTAGCACCAGTAGCGCCATCATCGCCATCAGCACCAGCAGGTCCTGTTGCACCTTGAGGACCTGTGTTACCTATAGGACCCTGTGGTCCTGTCGCTCCATCAGCACCTGCAGGGCCTGTTGCACCTGTAGCACCCGTTGCGCCAGTAGAACCTTGTAATGCAGCATTAGTTATAGTCTGCTTCTCCCATGTACCTGCTGAAGCATCATATACGGGTATAAAGTCTCCACCTACAGCGTCTGTGCCTGTAGATAATGCAGTAAGAGCTGCTTTAACATTTGTTACGTCTGTAACATCTGCTGACGTCTCAATGCCATCTAGTTTAGTTTTAAGAGTGCTAGTAAAGTTCTTCTGTGTAAGACCACCATCACCTACTGTATAAGTAGTGTCTGTAAATACAGCGCCAGAGGGTACGTTTGTTAGAACTTGTGAATCATCTACTTTACCTGCTAGAGCATTTGTCATAGTTGTAGAAAAGTTGGCGTCATCACCTAAAGCTGAAGCTAATTCGTTCAATGTGTTCAGGGCGGCAGGAGAAGAATCTACAAGGTTAGAAACTGCTGTATCTGCATAAGCTGTATAATAAGCACCGTGCTGACCATCTAGAGTGTCGGCGTCTACATTCAATGCGTCGATATCCGCTTTAGTTTGATCAGCAGTTGCGCCTGTCTCAATGCCATCTAATTTAGAATGATCTGCATCTGTAAATGCGTTTGTATTAGAATTATTTTCATAAGCTGTTTTTATTTCAGCATCTGTTTGATCCGCCGTAGCACTTGCTTCAATACCGTCTAGCTTTGTGTGATCAGCATTTGTAAAGTTATTCTGGGAAAGCTCGCCATCTTGTATCGAATACGTTGTATCAGTAAATACAGCATTAGCAGGAACATCTGTAAGAACTTGACTGTCCTCTACTTTATCAGATACTTTACTATCTACTTCAGTTTTACTATAACCGTCTACTTGGGTAACACCACCGTTACCGCCAATATAACCGCCCATTATGTCTGCTCCAGTACACTCACAATAACATCACACGAAGAAGCTGTATCACTTGTTACAACTACAGTATCAGCTGCCTCTAATATAATTTTACCATCTAATACAGATAAAGCAGATCCTGATGGTATGGGTACGCCTTTAGCTAAGTAAACACCTGCAGTTTGCACGTCTACGTTAATAGCTCCTGTTGTTTTATTTGCTAGGTTACAACCAATCATAACGGATGTAGTTGCACTTGGTACTGTGTACGTAGTAGTAGCACTTGTACCAACATCTGCGCTTGTGTAGTTCTTAAATACGTTTGCCATTGTTTATATCACCCCAATGCTATGCTTAATGCTAATGCACTTGCTTCTGCAGTAGCTAATATGGTGGCTTTGTTATCGCCTTCTAATGTTGCAGCATCTAGAGAACCTAAGTTTGATACGAAGGATGATGTCACCCTTGCATCTATTGCTGAGTTTGCCCTTGCTGTAGTATAGTATAAGTTTGTACCCTCTGACAAGTCTGAAGTTGACTTAGCAGTAAATGCTGAGTTAAATCTCGCCTGTGTGTAATAGAGGTTTGTACCTTCTGATAAGTTACCAGTGTTCTTAGCAGAAAAAGCTGTATTGAATCTAGCATCTGTGTAGTACAAGTTAGTACCTTCAGATAAGTCACTACTACTCTTAGCTGTAAATGCAGAGTTAAACCTGGCTTGAGTGTAGTAGAGATTAGAACCTTCAGCTAAGTCTCCAGTGTCATGATTGCTTAGAGATGAAACTGTTCCAGTGACGTTGCCTACAAGGTTAGTCGCTAGAGACTTATTCATAGCCCATCTGTCATTAGATGAGTCATACGTAAATGTAGCGTTAGCACCGTCTACTGTAAGCCCAGCGCCATTAGCTGCACCTGCATTAGCTGCACCCTGCGCTACTGTAATGTTTAGATCTGACACAGATAGATTAGAAGAGTTTACTGTTGTAGTAGTACCGTCTACCTGTAAGTTACCTGCAACTATAAGTGTACCCGTATTGTCACCATGTGCAGCAGGGTCAATCGTGAATGAGGCAGGACCTCTGATGTAACCTGTTGTAACTATATTGCCTGTACTTAGTGCATCATTAGCGTCTAAGTAAACAGCCTTATCTGCAGGGAGTGTAATGAACACATCCTTAGTACCTGCACTAAAACTAACAGCACTATCGCTGTTGCTACTCTCTAGTATAGTTGTTCTTGTTAGTACACCTGTATTATATGTACCTAGTCCTACTTCCCATTCGTCTGCATTACGGTGAGAAATAGCGTAGTATGTAGTATCACTGTTGGCAAGGGCAGAGCTAAAAGACTCAAAGCCTGTAACAGCGCCACCCAACGTAACAGCACCAGTGCCAGTAGTTGTAGCGGTTTCTTTTACTCTATCCTTGACAACGAGAGCCATAATATTGCTCCTTAAGCGATACGAATGATTGCGTTAGATGCGTCTGCTGTTGGGAACTGAACAACATAGTCACCATTTGTTGATGTCTTAGTTCCACCAAAGTCAATCACTGCTATAGCTTTGTTAGACTGTGATGTGTTGTAGATTATACATCCGTCTGCAGAAATAGTAGCAGAAGACCAAGTAGTGTCAGCAAAGTCAACAGTGGCAGTTGAACCTGATAGTGCAATAGTTGCACCTGTTAAAGTGTTTCCACCTGTAGTATAGTTAGTACCAGTAGCCTCATCTGAGTTACCTGTTACTGTACTGTAATTAGCTGTAGATGCATTATAAGTACCCGATGGAGAGTTCTTAATAAGTGCTATCTTTAGTGTGTCTGTATCTAGATCGTGAACACCACCAAGTAACTCTTGCTTGAAGCTGTTGCACATCGCCGTTGTAATAGCCATTGGTTATGTCCTTTATGAATATGAATGCACAAAAGGGCCAGCACTAAAGCCAGCCCCTAAGTTAATCGTTATATTAAGCAGCGTTGAACTTAGCTGTTACAATCGCTTCTGGGCGTAAGATCTTGCGTCCGTATAGATGCATCCCACGGCAGATGTCTGCAAAGCTATCTGGGTCACGGTATGTTTCCACTTTTGATAACTGTTCTGCAGTTGCGACTGCTGAGTCATGTCCAGCTACGATAACTCCGTAGTTAGCATTTTGGTTAGCAGAACCTGAAGTTCCTGCACCTGTACCAACTGCTGGTAAGTTGTTTGACTGATAAACACGGAAGCCGTGAATGTTTGCAGCCAATAAACCGTTCTGTAGTCCTGCACCACCGAAGTCTGCATTTAATAGGCGAGAATCCTCGTCTTTTAGCATCTCGATGAACACTGGGTCAAGAACGATCCATCTACCTCTAGTATCAACATTTGCTACATCCATTGTACGAGACATACGTGCTAGTACTTGTAATGGTGTTGCAGTTGATGCTGAAACAGCAGTCGCACCTGTTAAGCGTGGTGCTAATGGGATCGAGTGATCACCTGCAGATGTAGTTGTGATGTTACCGAAGTCACCCTTTTTCAACTTGTTTGCAGCTAATAGTTCGTCTGATCCTGCAGCAGCTGTCTGCTTTAGTACCGTTTACTGTTGTGTTTACAGCGTTTGCAGTTGTGAAACCAGCTAAGTACTTAAGAACATCATTGTCCATTGAGTCAGCCATTTTATATGCTGCACGGTCTGTTGAAAGACGCATGAAGTCTACGTGTGAATGTGCTTCTTCAATATCGTCCAATTTAAATGCAAAGTAGTTTGCTTTGTCGATAGTTAGTTTAAAGTCTGCATCAACTAAATCTTGTGTTGACACTGCAGTACCACGAGCTAAAGAATTAACAGTGATGTCTGGCTCTTTAAGAATGCGCACTGAGTCGCCTTGTCCAGAAATCTCACCAAAATAGTCAGAGTTTGTGATTGCAGATATAACAGCAGATTTTCTAAATGCTAACTGTGCTTGTTTCGAAAAGATCTCAGATGAGAAGTTTCCGTTGTTCAGGTTGGTATAACCTGATGCCTTTGTAAATGCCATAATAATTTCTCCTATAGATATGACAGTTGGGGGAAGTAAAACATCATATCCACACAAGAGGCCAATACTTTTCTAGAGTATCTCTATTGCTAGATTTGCGGTCAAGCATTAAAGGGTCTATACTTTATCGGGTAGTTCTATTAGTGGTTAGTGCTTAAAGTTAAAGCATGTGCAGGTAGTTGATACCTAGCGCTGCACATACTATAGTTTTATCTATTAATGCCTTGGTGTCAAGTGTTTATTAAGACATATCGTAGATAAACTTACCAGAGCGCATTGCACTCATGATTTCGTCTTGACGTTCCTCATATTCTTTGAGGGACATCTTTTTAACCATTGACTCGCTTAACGTCTTGCTAGACTCTTCTGCGTCTACTACAGTGCGTCCACGAGTTTTAACTGAAGATGCTGCGCCTTTGTCTGCGCTGGGCTTCTTAGTTTTGATACCCTTGTCTAGCTTATACATATCTATAACACGGGCTACAGACTTAACGTCTTCAGAGTTTTCATACAGAGCATCCTGATAAACTTTAGGTTGAGTATCTACCCATGCATGAAAAGCATCGTCTGCTCTTATAGCTTCAAAGTCAGGATGTATTGCTACAAGTTGTGCTTCAGCTTTTTCTCTCTTAGCTGTAGAGCGTAACTCTTCTATCTCTTGTAGTCTCTCATCAAGATCAGAAGCTCTTTCGTTAGCCTTCTTTTCAGCTATGGCTTCAACTATACCTGCTACATCTGGGTACTTACTTGTCCATGCATCTATCTCTTCTTTAGACTTAGGAAGTACAAGCTCGTTCTTTGCGGCTTTTTCTAGTTGATCTTCTAGACGTTTTATCTGTGCTGCTTGCTTCTTTTCTGTTTCAGCCATGTGTCTTTGTATATCACCATAGCGTTTCTTGAAGCTCTTCTCTTCAGCACTTAACTCTGCATCATCTTCCGATGCTTTGGTTTCCTCTTTGGCTTCTTCTTGTTTGGTATCACTTGCATCCGATACTTCGGTTGCCTCAGATCCTTCGCCATTGGGTTCTTCTTCAGGGGTTTCATCACTAGCCTCTTCAGCTACATCGCCTTTTAGTAGTGCTTCTAGCTCCGCTTCTGCTTCTTTGATTTTAGCCTCGTTACGTTTGTGTGTATACGAGTGCATTGTCTCTTCAGTTAGTTGTGACATATTTAGTTCCTTATGTTGGGGTCAGCACGAATGCCGAGTATCCTTATAGTTATATGGTATTGTCGTTATTGTTTATCTAGTGTGAGGGTTTCTTGTTTTTACGGCATTGCCCTTACTATCCTTAACATCGTTACCCTTAGAATCTTTAACAGTATTACGTGTTGCACTTGCACGAGCATCACTTCTATTAGGGTCTTTATCTTTACGTTTAGATTTACCTTCCATAATATCTCTAGCATAGACAGGCTTTTTATCTTTTGGTTTAGGTTTAGCGGCTAATCCTTCAGGTCTTAGTCTAGGAGTTATATCATCTTTAGGTATTATGAATCGCTCATCTATCTCTTCTTTATTAGGGTTGAGCATTTTACCTACGCCACCAACAACTTTACCTAAGAAAGAATCACCCATGTTTATATCACCATCAGCATTCTTATCGTGTATTTCTCTGATACGTTTCTTAACGTCCATAAACTCTTTACGGCTAGGGTCTTCTAATTCTAGTGTATCTAACTTAGCATTAACACCGTCTAGCATCTTGTTAGCATAATCTCGTTTAGCCATACCATAAAGCATACCACCACCAGGTATAAGAACATTAGATAGACCACCAACTATAGTATCTGCTAAACCACCTACTTTATCAAGCTCACGATTATATACATCTACACCTATATCTGGGTCAGACCAATCAACAGGTTTAGGAGCATTTTCGAGTGCGTTAGTTCTGTTGTCATCATCTCTTCTATTATCAACTGTCTCTACAGGTTGAACAGGTGCTGTGTCTGTTGTAGGAGATGCACCCTTAAGTACGTAACCTTCAGGTATAAATGTTAAAGGCATTCCATTCATAAATTGTGCATATAGTATTTCACCATTAGGACCTATATACTCTTTAGTCTCTAAACCTGCCATTGCAGTACTAGGAGCAGTCATACCACCATCGGCATAACCAGACATGTAACCACCCTTGTTCATTGTAGGTTGTCCATCATCTACCATCTGTAGTTCTGAAACATCAAAAGGTAAGGCTTCTTCTGCTACAGGCTCTCCACCAATACGCCCATTAGCTTGCATCTGCATAAAACCTTGCTTAGCTTCATTACGTAAATCCTCAAAGAACTTAACACCATAATACTTGACTACATCTGCAGGTACAACATATTCACCTTCACTTAGTTTAGCATCTATATCGTCTCTAACCTCTTCTGGTTCTGAACCGAGAGGTACTTCATTACCTGATACAGGATCTATCTCTTGACCTCGTACAGATTTAAATACTGCTTCTGTTTCATCATTTAGTGCCATTAATACGATCCCTCATGTATTTTAGTTGTCTAAGTGTACGTATAGCACCCTGATGTCTGTAGATCTCTGCAGTGTCAGATATGCTTTCCATACTTTTATGTTCTTTAGCTATGAGTACATCCATCTCTTCTAAGAACGCATCCCATGTAGGTTTATCATTTATTAAATTCTTAAGCAGCATTACCGCTAAATCCTTGTTCACCTGGAACTGGTGCTGTTCCTATGCCTATTTGTCCACCTCCACCACCAGATGTGTCCTGTACGCCTCCCTGTGGGGCGCTAGGGGCTTGTTGAGCGCCTTCTGGTGTTGGGACACCTTCTGGAGCTACAGGCGGTGGTGCTGGCTGTTGAAAGCCTTTGAGGATCTCTGCTTGTATTGCTGCATCCTGCATAGAGTTAGTAACCTTGTCTGGGTCTAGATCCATAGACTTAGCTATCTCACGTATAATGAAATCCATCTTAGCAAATGGTGCTAGTACTGGATTCTGTGCTACTTGTAAGAACTGCATTAAGCGCTGGGATCTTACTTCGTTAGCCATTAGACTCTCTGTACCTGATGCTCTTACTTCTAAGTCACCACGAATAGACTCATCAAAGTCAAACTGCATGTTGAATGCAAAGAATGCTCTACCTAGTGGTCTAACAAGATAATCGTCTACATTCTTAACTACTGTACGTATTGAACCATTAGCAGCGCCCATAAGCATAGATATACCACTTGCAGTACGCCCAACGCCTGATACCCCTGTTTGACCATGTGCAAAACTTGGGAAACCAGTACTTTCATCTGCTAAAACTCTAGCCTTATCAAAGAGTTGAATGTTTTCTTGTGCTACGTTAGGGAACTTTGTGCCGAAGATGGCCTGTCCTGGTGCGCCACCCTGTCTTCTAAACGTTTTTCCAGGGTATACAGACATATCTTGTCCTGGCACTAAGTTAGTTTCGTCTATCTCAATGATAAGATTACCAGATAGTGCAGCGTTGTCAATAGCCATACGCATAAAGCCATTCATCAGTGTCTGTGTATCATCCATATTCTCAGCAATACCTACACCAAAGAAGCTGTAAGGGTTATGCTCGAAAGGGTGTAGCGTAGTATGGAATGCGTGAAGGCTTGAATGGATTGAGTACAAAACGTATAACTTCACCATTACAAACCCAGATATTACAGTTAAGTTCATCTAAGTCCTTGTATTCACTAGGTATATTTACGCCATTCTCTTCTAGGTGTTCTATATCTACAAAACCCCAGAATTCTAACACTTCCCAACGCTCTGAATCAGCTAACGTTTCATCGTCAACCATAGCCATTTCCCAGTGTTTTTGTACGTAGTCAGCACCCTTGCGTATAGACTCTTGAATTGCATCCTTCATAAAGTAAGGACGTGTCTTAAGTTGACGCAACTGTGTGCGAGACATCTTGTGTCTTTCTACAACATACTCAGCATCATCCATAGATGTAGCTTCTGGGTCAGGGTAGAAGTTCCATGCTGACACATGGCTTGTCTCTGGTACTGTCTTAACTATAGGGTCATACTCACCCTCTTCATTCCAGTTAGGGTATTCCTTATCTACAGCGAATGGACCTTTCATTACACCCGTACCAAGTAAAGCCATCTCAAAAGCCATACTGCGTAAGTGTATAGTAGCACCTGATTCGTTTAACTGATCATGTATCTTCTTTTCCATCTTCTTAGCTGCAACCATTGCAGGATGGAATGTAACAGTGCTAGGTGTAGTACCGTCACCCTCAATAAGCTTTTCAGATACAGGACCTAGTTTGTCTGATAGAGGTCCTAGCCTTCTAGATAAGTCTAAGAGCGTTTCACCAGGATTTAGTTTGCTTTCACCATCTATTAAGTATGGAGTAGCAGGTTTGCTTTGTGTAACACCTGAAAGTGCATCACCTGCTGCTGCCGCATTAGGATCTAAGTTAATGTGTACTGACTCTGCAACACCGTCTGGTAAGATAGATGGATCTACTGTAAGTGGAAACTTGTTGTTGCCAAACAATACGTCAACTATCTGACCGTATGCCGCTAGAGTTTTAGTCTTTGTAACCTTAACGAATACACGAGACTTTTCTGTATCTGTGAATTGTACATCAGGGACTATATAAACCTCTGTAGTTACGATAGGCTCTTAACCAACGTTCTTCGTCACCCTGTCTTGCATCTTCAGAACGACTAAACCGTTCCTCTACGAAAGCTACTACATCAGGCTTAGAATCAAAGATACTCTCTTTGCCATCCTCAGCTGCTGTTACTTCATCTGTTTCAAACGATAGATCGTCTATATCTGCCATGTCTAGTATCCAAACTTGTTATCTGCGGCTTGAAAGCCACTTCGTTGTTTTGCTGGGTCAAAGTCCCATATAGAGCTACGAGGTCTTGTCATGATTCCATAACGTAATGCATCGTATAGGTGGTCTTCTGCGTGTGTATCTACATCTTCTGGGTTACGCTTATCCAGAGGTAGTGCAGGTAGTTGTGTTATAGTGTTAGTACATGAAGCCATAAATACAATTCTAGGCTTTTCTGTAAATTCATCTACCTGTAGTCTTCTGTGTATTTCGTTCTTACCTGAAACACGAGAACCTCTTGACCTGTCTGAGGGTCGCCATCTGCAACCCTTCTGGTTCATTTGTTCAGCCAGTGAAGGACCTGTATCACCTCTGTTGTGCCAGAGGGAAGAGTCTAAGACTCCATAACGTATTGTACCATCTCCAGACTCAGCATCAAGTACCATATCAGCTAGATCAGAAGCTGTAACTTTAGAGCAATAGAGTTCCCTGTATACAATGAGTTGCTCATCAGGGGCAACAGCGAACCAAATAACTCCTGTGTAGCTACCGTAACCGTAGTCACAAGCTCGAAACCGTGTCCAACTAGCAGGGATTGGGAAATCGTCAACAACGTGTATAGCTCTATTAAATTCAGGGAAGGCAGCACCTTCGTTTACGTCCCAATTACCTTCTAGTAACTGCTTTCTTTGGTGTTCTGGTAATGAGAGAAGCATCGCTTCGTAGTCACCACTCTCAGCTAAGTATGGATTGTCAAACAAACTAGCTGGAATAAAACGTCTCTTAAATAAGGGTTGACCTGCTTTACTGTGTCCTGCAGGGTATCTTATCGTTTCTCCTGTTTCTACATTAGTAGCCCAGTAAGACTTGTTAGCAGGAGCAGGATCAATAAACATCTTCTTAACCCAAGAGTGTCCACTACCACCAGGGTTAGTCGTTCCACGCATATACAAACCAAGCTTATCAGAGTGTGCAGATCTCAAACGTGATCTCATATAGTCCCAAGCGTAAGGACTAGACCACTGTGTAAGTTCGTCGAATCCAATCCAGTTAAAAGCCTGACCTTGGTAACGTGTGACATCGGTATCTTTATCCAGATAAGACATCCATAGCCTACCACCCTGCGGAGAAGTCCATTGAGACTTACGTTCTGACCATTTGATCCCTGGTATAGCACGAGGGTATAACTCCTGCGACTTTTGTATTAACTCTCTTAACTCTTCTGTAGTATGCCGTACAAGTAGACCACTAAAGTTAGGGTCATTTAACCCATGAAGAGGGTCTGCAAGCATGGCATATGATTTACCTCCACCAGCCGAGCCGCCATATAGTACTTCACGTTCTGACGCAGATAGAAACTCTGACTGTGGTCCAGGGTTAGGCTTGAATACAACTTCTTGGGCTTCTTCTATGTTGTATGGTTCAGCTTTAACCTGCGCTGGGCTAGTCTGTATCTTCTCTGGTGGTGTAGTAACCTGTGACACCTTTTTCGAGCTTTTCGATTTCCGCAAGGGTTTCTTCGAGCCTTTTGGCAAGCTTGCGTTTAATGTTAGCTGCTTTTTTACGTCTTCGCTCAATGGCTATTCTCTTCTTTAGACCTACATGGGAAATGGAGCGACCTGTTTGTGTTGTCAACCAGTTTGCTACTTCCCTGTAACTATACTGCCTTAAGTGCTTCTTTGCAAGCAGTAATGCTTCTAGTTCGTGTGGTATAGGTTGAAACAGCTTTTCGTTGTCTGGATCAATCTTATAACCAAAAGGTACTACACGAGCCGCTACTCTAACTACAGGATGCCAAACCTTATCGCTCTTCTTAGGTTTAGGTAACTCCCAGAAACCAAAGTCCCTGTCATAATCGTATTCAGACAAGGCTACTCGTTCTTACCCTCTTTAGGTGGAAGATAAAAGATACCCCCACCAGAAGACGACACATCTACTTTTTCCACTTTACCAAGCCCTGCACGATCAAGTAGATCTTTTGCAGCAGCCATTTTATCTTTGATACCAAGCTCCGTAGGATCAGACAAAGCATTGACCATAGCCATCGCAGCTTTTGGCGCAGTTCTACTGAAGTACGTTCTGGTAGCTTCGGCAATCTCATCTTTGAGAGATTCGACAATAAGTCTCGTAGGTGTATTTTCACTGTATCCTGCTATCTTTTTTGCTGAAACCACGTCTCCACCTGCCTCGTCAAACAAGACCTCTAGAAACTTTTGTTGGTTTGGGGTTAAGTTACGTGCCATTGGCTTTCCTTATAAAGGTTTATCTACAAGAGAATCATATGCTTTCCATATGTCATCTATTTCAGTTTGGTATTCGTCAAGTTTATCACCCAAACTATCTGTGATCCCAGTAGATCTCTCAACTTGACTACGTAAGTCAAGCAACTCTTTCTGTTGTTCCAAGATTGTTTGCATCTGCGTACTAATCGTTGACAACCTTGTGTTAAGACCTCTAACGTCATTATCTGCTACCGCCTGTTCTATTGCTTGAATACGAGAGCTTAAGTCAGCTTCCATATCTTGTGATTTAACTGTTAGGTCAGCATGTACACTCTGTATATCTACATTTAGACTAGATTCAACTGTCTGAATACGAGTACTTAGTTCGTTAGACGTAGAGTTAAACTTACCTGAAGCTTCAACTACTGTCTCAATACCTGATTCTACTGCGTAGAACCTTTGTAGTGTGTCATATCCATAATATATACCGCCACTAAGAGATCCTAGTATTGGCAGGGCAGCAGCTATGTACCACCCTTTAAAAGTAAACCCACCAACTTTAACTTCTGTATCTTCTATCATAATAGTTCCTACATATTAGAGGAAGCTGATCCATGTTGCATTATGTAAGCTCCTGCGCCGTACACATCGTCTGCATCTTTCATGTCGTCTGTAAGATAGCCATTCCAACCTGTTCCGTATCCTGAATCATCCCAAGATATCACAAACTCGTCTACTGCTTGCGTATAAGTGATGGCTGTATATGTGCCAATCATTATGTTATTACTTGCAGTGTAACTATCTATACTACTTGTCAACTCCGTGTTATTAGCTGCAGCCATAAATGCACCTGCTTGTTGAGCATAGTCTGCTACTGCATCCAGTGCATTATTATAGTCGTCAACTTCTGAAGCGTCAAGACTATATTCATCTGTAGCCATCATCTCTTGTAATGCAACCTGTTCTGGCTTTGTATCTGCTTCTGCAGCAGTGTCAGCAACAGATGTAGCAGTCATTAATACAGATGTAGCATCACCAAGTACATCAACCGCCGCAACTAAGTTATTCATAGCCGCAGTATGTTCTTGAATAAATAACTGATTCGCATTCTCTGCTGTAGCATAGTCATGATTTATGACTTTACTCTTAGCGTCTAAGTAAGCTCCAAGCATTGCTGCAGTTACTTTAGCACCATCTAATGCTCCATCAACAATAACGCCACCAACTTCAGCATAACCTACTGCACCAATACCTAAGTTTAAAGATAGTTGTAACCGATTGTCTATAACGTTAATAGAATCAATCAGTGACTGTATCTTCTGATCCCCCGTCTGGCTGTAGTCGGGTGGTGGTAGCGACTCTGCGAGTAGTCCTGAACCGCTCACTAATAGAGCGAGTGTCCCTGCTGTTGTTAGTAATGTTTGCTTCATTGATTTCATCTGTTAAATCCTCTCCAATTCTTAATAGGCTATCCCAAAACTCTTTATCTTCTTCATACCCCACTATAAACGCTTGAGGATTTTCTCTGTACTTATCTACTGCATCCTTACCCATCAATAACTTACCAGTTAATACATCAATGATAGGACAGGGTGTACTGGCTAATATCATAGCCTTAAAAACATTAGGATCACCACAGATTGTGGATATCCCAGAAACTTGTAAACCAAGACCCCCTATTTGTTGAGGAGTCCCTAAAAGTCTAGCATTCTTACGCCTGTTACAGTATTCATCTTGAACCATTGCACCCTGAGATAAACCAAACAAACTTACCTGAAAGCCCAACGTTGTAGGCATTAAACAAGAATCGTTTCCACCGCCACCCATAACTGTAGGTGCTATACTAGACATTACAGGAGCTTTTTCACCAGCTCCCGTTGCATTGTAATTATTAGTCTCACTTGTAGAACTGTTATTACTGTCTACAGTTGAGTCTTGGTAGTTGTTACTGAAATCACCAGTTACATCGTTACTTTGTACACTTGTCGCCAAGCACATCTGTAAGATCAGCGTCCATGCACATAAGTTGTAGTGCTGCAGCTTCTTGACCGATGAGTGATAATGTTTGTGCATCTAAATTCCGTTGACATTTCTTATTATCAGGAGGACAAGAGAGAGGCATTACAAGTGATTGAGTACTACAAGCAGTAGTTATACTTAGCAAAAATACAAATGCAAGCAGTATCTTAGTCTTTGTTGTAGTACCTGTGTATGAGATCACCACGAGTAACACCTATATCCTGTAATTCTCTGTCTGTTAGGTTTTGTAGTAAGTATAAGTCTGCACTTGCTTGTCGAGACTTAATAATTGATTGGTTTACGCCTGAAATAGCTGAAAATACTCTTTTTAACATGTTTTGTATACCTTTATACGTTTAAGACTACCCAATGTAGCCTTTACGCACACAGTTATACTGATATGTAGTTGATCTTATACAGATAATTCTGCATACCTGCTACCCTACAGGTACAAACGTCTCTGTTACTGTAAGTATTGTATCAATATGCCCAGCATTATCTGGTTGTACCTGTATTTTATCTCCAGGTTGTAGTATTAGGTCTATATCAGAGAAAGATATGTAGTCACTATGCGTAATAGCCTTAGCACTTAAGAAGTGAGACGCATAAGTGTCTGCAGCAACATACCACTGAACAGAAACAGTGTTACTTCCTGATGTAGCACCATTCACAACGTGTATAAACGTTACTTCAGCAGTACAATTAGCAGGGCATACATATACATCTTCTACTGTTGTACCTGTATTGTGTCCATAAACAGACTTCATACGGGCAGGTTTACCTAAATTGTTTAACGACATGTTACCACTTTACCTTATTTGCCCAGTAAGCTGCACTCATCTTACCTTTTTTAATGTTTTTACCGTGTCTAGCCTTAAATGAAGCACGTTTCTTCTTCATTCTATCAGATTCACCTGCTTTAGGCTTACCTGCAGTGCTTGCACCCTTCTCACCAAACTTAATATACTTGTACTTACCACCCTCAGAAGCCATTACGTGATGGGATTTACCACTATCATCATTTAAACGCTGAGGTTTATTAACGCTTTTTAACCCAGCGCTCTTCATTTTAGTTTTGACCCGTTCAGGTATAGCCATTATGCTTTCCTCGTTTTACCAGATGCTGTAGTAGACCATTTCACCTTCTTAGAGCTAGTCTTCTTAGCCGCTTCTTTCTTAGTTATCTTACCTGCTACAGCTTTTGGCCTACAAGCAGGGTAGGGACGTTTAGACTTGGAAGCAGATTTACGTCCACAAGGCTTACCTGTCTTAACGTCTACCCACTTCTCGCCATGCCATTTACCTAAGCCACCCTTCTTAGGCTTTTTTGCTGACTTTGTTTGCTGTCGAGCCACTGTACTTACCCCCTCTTTTCTTGTATTCCTTTACAAGCCAGGATGAAGCATACGCACTAGGCCATACTTTAAACTTTTTCATAGCCGCACGTTTAACAGATGCATACAACTTCTTATTGGTAGGAGTAGGAGACTTAGCCATAGTTATCCCTTATAAGATGCACCACACTTAGCGTAGCCACCCTTTATTGTATCCCATTTTCTTAGTCATGCCACCCTTAGAGTAGCCACTCTTCTTTTTGTTTAAACACTTTCCTGCTTTAGCACACTTAGCTTTAGTTGGGACATGTACTACAATTCTTAAAGTTAGGCATCTTATCTCTTCCCTGCTTTGCTGTTACGTTTAATGCTTCTGTTCTTACTCGCCTTCTGAACACGAAGGTTAGCTCTTCTGTTATCGTTAGGGTTGCCATTCTTGTGGTCAACATCCTTACCGTCATGCTTCTTAACTAGACCAAGTTTTTCCATCTTATGTCTGGCTCTCTTACGTGCAGCATTAGGCTTTCATACGCTCAGGAGACTTATCATACTTGCCTTCACCAGACCAGAGTGTAATTACGAGTAGTCTTTTTAGCTTTGGTTTTCTTAGGGGTCGGCATAGGGTCGCTTTCTGTCAGGGTCTAACACGTCTTTACGGTCTAGCATACCTTCAAGGTACATAGCTCGTTCTACGTGGTCAAGAGTATAACGTTTTCCAGTGTCTGCTTCTATAGCAGCTCTAACGTAAAATACGTCACTCATAGGAATGTGTACACGTTGGAAGGCTCTAGCATCATTTCTAGCTAAGGCAGAGTAAAACTCATCCAATATGTTTTCACATGCATATAGTTTTATTGGTTTGCTTGGCATTGTCAACACATAATAAAGGGTAAGGAAACCGATATGTGTCGCAAACTACGTATGAGGAGGTTTTGGGAGGAGAGAGTAACACATAGAGTGTGACACATATCAGTAAAGTAGAGTAATACAAGATTATAGTTATGTTTATTATATAGTATTACTGTAATACAAGAAGTTTACTATACTCTAAAAACACTGTCAACCCTAGAGTTATAACTCTTAGTGTTTAAACTCTTCCTATGTCCACTATCCTATTTGCAACACATTCTATATAGTTAAACTCTTTATTTAGTTTTTACTTTATTTTTTAGTTTTTACTTAAAGAGTTATAACTCTCTACTACTACTACGTAGTTATAAACGTCAGAGAGGGGCAGTCAAGCGAAAAATGCATGTTGTAACATAAAGTGACATAACTGTAACATACTGTAACATTCCGTGAGCTATAACACACCTACTAGATAAGACCGAATCGGACTTACTTTATAGCTATTAACATTTGTAGGGCTGTATATGCTTTAAAAAGCTGGACTCAAAAATCCACTTCTGTGTAGTTATACATATACGTATAACGTACATACCCCCACTGGGTCCTGCCACGCCCCTTTCGAGCTATAATTACGGTGATTTTGACTGAATAAGATATGAATATAGCGTAAAGCATTGAAAAGCTTAACTTTTATAACTGATATAATAACAGCAATATGGGTATGTGTGTATATTTTGAGAAGCTTTTTATTTGTGATCACAAAACTGTAAAAGCCA